CAGGTGAACCTATCTTACCTTTATACACACATCCCCTACATCCGTTTGGTCTATCTATTTCAAACTTACCACAAGTTGTTGGGCCACTAGCTGAATCTTTCCAGTGGTTAAGTTTACTTATGGTAGCTTGGTAATCAAACTTTGGATGACGTTGACTCCACTCTACTGCTGTCTTCTCTGCATCATTACAGAAAGCGGCTACACCTATAAGGTCATACCATAATGGTTCGTCAACCTTGTCTTGATTGTCTACTGCCCAGTCAATCTGCTTACATTTAGATTTAACTATTGAACCAACAGCAAGTGGGAACTCTTGTTTAGACACAAGGTTTTCGAGCAATGTGTTGTCACGAGTGTGACTTTCAGTGCCCCGGGGCGTATCACGATAGAAATAAGATAAAGATTCAGTCAGAGCAGAAACCTCTACTGGTTCTGCATCTACTAAAAGTTTTACTTCATTACCATTCTTCGGGTTGTGTGTACCAACAGGTCTTAATACTAATGCACTGTTAGCTGTAAGTCCTGCATCTATCTTAAACTCTTTATCCAATGCCGCTTGTTTCATAGCATTGGCTAGTGGCTTCCAATCTTTTGGTTCTAGTTCTTCTGTTAGTACCCAATATACATGTAACCCATTACCCGAATATACTATCATCGGTTTGGGTAAACTCATTGTGTGTACAAATTTACCTAGTTCTTGTAATCCTTCTTTCCAAGATGCGTATGGTTTTCCTTCACCACAATCTACATCTATAGCTATAACCTTAGTTGCTCTAACGTTATCTTGTTTTCTATTACCTTTAACGTTGAAAGAAGATATAGCGAAATAAGTGTTGTTACCTGTGCTATCCAATCTTTCACATGTCTGTGCAAGTTCTTCTACCGACTCAAAGAAACCCTGTTTACGACCATCTTGGTTGATAACAGTGGTTACATAAAACCCTTCTATCGGTAGGACTCGCTGAAGAAACTCTAGCGTGTTCATATCTACCTACCTATGTTATAGGGGAGAGCATTAATGCAGTCTCAACTACTCTCCCCATATTATCATCTTACTCTGTTTTGTTGATAACCTCAAGAAGCCTTTGGAATCTATACTTTTGTTCCATAGCTATAACCTCGGGTGCGGGCCACCCATCAGTCATAATATCGAGTAAATCCTTGAGTGTGCTTCGTACTTTCTTATCGTTATTCTTACGGATTTTGTTACCTTTCACCCATCCATAATAAGTCATACGAGACACACCAAGAAGTTCTGACATATTGCTTGTGGTTAAAAGCATATGCTTTCGTAAGGCTTCCACTTTCTTGAAATCAAGAGGTGGTATGTTAGCCATTGTCCACATCTCCTACTAGCTGTGCAATCTCTGCGGCTAGGTCATCAGCACCACTGACAGTCTTTGCCGCCTTTGGTTCTTCAACAGGCTTCTGTACTTCAACAGGCTTTACTTGTTGAGCAGGTTTGATAGCTTGTACGACCTTCGGCTTTGCAGGAGCAGGAGTTGGTTCTTCCGCTGCAGCTGCAGCCGGAGAGGTCTCACTCACAGAAACATCTTCTTCTATGGTGAATCCTTCTACTTCTTCAAAGCCAAACTTAGTAGCACCACTTGCACCCTCTACATACTGGATGATTTGTACTGCTCTAAGTCTGAGTGATACACCTGCACCAAGCATAGCTGTATGATAGAAAGCACATGAGCCATTTACCTTTATCTCTGACCCACCATAAATATTAGAGTTGGTCATCATATTACCTTTACTATCAAAGACAGCAGGTTTATATGCGGCTTTAGATTTGAATTTGATAATCACATTACCTGTAGGATTACCATCCTCATCCACTTCTTTACTAAATGGAAGTGGTGCTTGCTTGATTTCTGTATTAGGTTTGTCTTTCTTCAAAGCCTTAATACCTTCAACAACACTCTGTTTGATTAGTTCAATCACTGGCTGAGCATCTTCTTCAGACAAACAAAGGTTGACCTTGTAATGTCCTTGCTCATCAAACTTAGTGTCGGGCGCACTTATGTAAGGGTAGTACGCAATCCCTTTAGCGGTTGTAAAAGTTTTATTCATAGTCTGAACCTCCTAGTTCATTGGTTAAATTAAATCCATCTTCTTCGACAAAACCGAAATCATCGAATGAATGGGTGGACTGTCCTGTTTCAACAGCAAGTTCTCCTGTGACAATCCTAGTCTGTTTAGTCCCCAAATGCTCATCGACATGCTTTTGGTTTGCATCACTATTGAATCCACGAAAACTAAATCTTAGTTTTGGGAAAGTCGCTAGTGTATCAAACTCTATCCTTGTCCTTACTATCTCGGGTGCAATACCACGCATGGACAATTCTTTTTGATAAGCGTTCAAGTTCTTCAAAGACGCAGGAGTAACTTGTAGTAAGTATGCTTCACTAAATGGGGCCTTTGCTAAGACAACTGCCAATCGTTTCTGATCGACACAAGCCTTAACCTTAGACCCTGTTGGTGTAGTCCTAGAACCCCAAGCGTTCTGTGGGCAAGAAACACACATGTCATTCTGTATGGCATGACTGTTCTTATTCGGATATACACCATCTAGTGAATAGCAATCGGGAGTAGAAGACTGGCTATCTTCAGACCATTCCTCTGCATACCAAGATTTGGATAGCTTTGGATTCGCACCGACAATGACAACATCTATACTCTTGTCGAGTACAGTCTCCTCGTCACCACTGACAACACGAAACTCTTGTCCTTTGATAGATATCTTCGGTGCAATCATTTATCGTCTGCCTTATTAACAGGCTTACGAACATTGACATCTATTCGTGTGCCATAATTAACACCATCGGGAACAGCTTTGTTGGCATCAATATAGCCACGCACTGCTGTCTTACTGACTCTTTTCTCTAGCATATCCCATGCTTCATTAGTCTTAATAAAACCTAGGACTGCATCCCAATCTCCCACTTGGGCAAAGTCGGTAGTCGTTATGAACGCTGTACCGAATGGTGTCTTCTTAGAAGTTTCACCATCAGCATCCATCTTTTCTTTTAGCCACGCTTCAAGTTTGAGAAGATTAGCTTTTATATCTGCAACCTTTTCTTTGGCTTCAGCTTCTATAGCTTCCTTCTGTCCTCTCAACTTGAGGTATGTGGCAATAACTTTATCTGTAGTTAGTTCCATAGTTACCTCGTTTCCTTCTGTATAAGGTCTAGTAAAAGACCTTGTAGTTTTTGTTTATTTTTTAATCTCTCATACATCTTATACTCTAGGTCTGTTGACTCTATGTGTATGACGTTTGAGACATGTTTCTTACCTATCCTTTCAATGCGACCATTCGCTTGAATGTATTGCTCGTTGCTTGTCACTGGCCCATACCACACCACAGTAGATGCGGCGGTAAGAGTTAGACCATGTGCCATAGTTGCAGGGTGAGCAATCAATACATGTGGATTCTTTTCATTCTGAAAGTTATGAAAGATAGTGTTTCGTTTTGAAGAAGATACTTCTCCATTAACAACAGCTACATCCCATGCCTTTGAGAGTTCTCTTTCCAACATGTTTAATGTTCCTGTAAGGGGAACAAAAACTATAACCTTACCTCCAACTTCCTCTATAATTTCTTTAACAACTTTAACTCTTGGCGAACAATCAAGTTCAATGTGTCTGCCATCATCTCCGTACACTACACCACAACTTATCTGCACAAGTTTCTGTAGTTTTACGGCTTCATTGACAGCAGTGATTGTTCCTTCTTCTTCAAGCTGTGTTACAAAATGTTTCAACATTATTGCATAATGTCTCTTCTGTTCGGGGGTGAGGTCTATCTTCCTTGTTTGATAGACTGTATCGGGTAGGTCAAAGCATTCATCTCTTGTGTATCTAACAGCAGGATATAAAATATGTCTTACTGTTTCTATTGATTCGGGTCTTGGTATCCACTTCCATTGTCCTATCTTCATCATTACAGCTTCTCTAAAAGCAGTATAAGTTTTGGTGCAGTAAGGACTATCTACTAGTTTAGCTAATGCCCAAGCATCAGTAGGATCATTCGGTGTGGGTGTACCTGTCATCAACCACAAACGAGTTCTTGGATGTTTGTCCATGAACTTCCTGAGCGTTCGAAATCTATTTGTTGATGGGTTTCTAAGAACAGCGGCTTCATCTACAATAACAAGGTCAAACATATTGACAGCATCATCGGATATAATATTGAAACCATCGTGGTTTATAATATAAAAGTCTGCTTCTGTCTTGAGTAGCTTCTTTCTTCTTGCACTTGTTCCATGTAAAGTTAGTGATGTACGATGAGGAAAGTTCATAAAGATACCATCACCCCATACTCTCTCAAGTGTAGATAGTGGTGATATAATTAGTACCTTCTTAACTTCTCCTATCTCCATAAGATAATCTGATGCCCACAATGCTGACTGTGTTTTACCAGTTCCTATCTCGTTAAGTACCAATGCTTTCTTGTGCATGGTAAGAAAAGCAGAAGTCATGCGTTGATGTTCGTAAGGTGTATAACGACCTGTCCAGTTATAATAATGTAGTATGGGGGATGGTACTTGAAATCCTAGATTGCGTAACACCTTCACTTCGTCAAGTTTGTGTGGTGCTACAACAAGTTCTGCTCCGTCATACTTCAGCATGCGGGCCGTAGGAATCGTTTGTAAAATTTGATTTGGGTGCTTTGGGTTAAGAGCAATAGCTTTTGCTTGTTCAATAACAATCATTGTTCGCCCTTAATATAAGTAATAACTTCTTGTATAGTTTCTTTGTCGTAAACTAAAAAACATTTGCCACCATTCATTTCTATCTCCTTCATTGTTTTGGTCTGCAATGCAGTCGGCTTCTTTGTTTTATCAGCCTTGCATTCTATACCTACAAATCTACCCTTCACTATGGCTACCCTATCGGGTATACCTGCTTTACCGAAAGGCCCACTCTGTGGACTGTAAAACCAAACGTCAAGTTCTTTCAGTGACTTATCTAACCAACGTTTAATTTTTCCCTCGGGGGTATTACTCATATTATTATTCTTTACATAAATGTCAAGTAGCAAAATCACAAATATTTTTTGCAGGACAAAACCTACATAAACCACTAGGTTTAGGTGGCCATTTATTATTTATGAATGATTGATTAATCCGTTCTGTTTTACTCAATAACTTTACCCACATGTCATCTGACTCTGTTCTATCATATGTATGTGAGTCTAGTGCCATATCCTTCAGCCATACAAAAGTTGACTGGACTTGTTTTATATTTGGAAAATGTTGGAACACCTGCAATGCAAACATCTCTAGCTGTGAGAAGTCGGGTCTACGTTTGCCAGTCTTCCAATCCATAACGATAGCCTTATCATCAAACAAAACTAGAACATCAAGTATGGATCGTAACCAAGCGTCTTTCTCCCACCAAGTTGTTGGTGTAAGGTTTTCATTTAGTGTAAGCTTCTGCTCTACTTGTAAAGTTCCACCCATACCCTCTATGCTTTTACATAGAGGTTCATAGGCTTCTGACTCAGTAGGCAATGCCACCTGTTTATCTAGTCGATGTTCGAGTGCTTCGTGTATTCGCTCACCATAGATAGTGGCATCGCTACCTGTATCCTTTACTTCTTTGGTTACCCTTTGATGGTAATATCGTTTAGGGCAGTTCTCATACATCTTAATAGATGAGAACGAATGTGATAATGTCATGTAGACATCCTCTTCATTATGTCATACTTCAGCATTTCAAGTATAGCTACGGTTTCTGTACTATTCTCTAGTATACTAGAAAACCTTACATACTCCCCACCTAACTTTACCATAACAAGTAGTTCTTCTGCTGAAGGGTCTTCCTTTACAGCAGTGGATACCTTGTCAAGTATCTCAAGTATTCTTTGTTTCTTATTACTATGTGCCTTAAATTCATTAGGCAGTTCTTCTTCATTAATCATTTAGCTTCTCCATAATTATAACCTACACCCGATTCACATGCAACAGGCAAGTCCTTTGCCCAGCGTGGTGGTGTAGACATTTTTCTCTCAACAAGTTGACGTGCGTGTGTCTTGTCGTTTTCCCGGGCCGTGATAATAACTTCATCATGTACTTGAAAAGCAACATGATATGACTGTCCGATTGATGCCATTTGCTCTGCGACTACAATCCTAGCCAAAGCCTGTACCACATTCTCTGTAACTTTACCTCCGTAAATCCTAGTCCAGTCAATCTTCTGCTGTTCACCAGTCATCAGTCTTTTCTGTGTAAGTTTACGGAAAGTCCTAGCGTCAGATATATATTCAAAACCATCAGCCGTATTACGCAACGCATTGTATTTTATCTTCAATCCATTAGGTAAAGTTATGCCATCCTTATCATAAGGAAGTAACTCACATATCTTACCCGATGCACCCGACACCATACCATTCAGAGCATGACCACAGCTATGCCACAGTGATACTATCTTATGGTTCTTCTGTCGGTATAAGTTTACAATACGTTTGGCTTCGTTTTCATCTATGTCTACAGCGATACCACCTTGCCCAAGAGCAAGAGTGGTTCTAAACTTTACATGACCCATACCATACCCGAGTCCTAAGATACAAGTTTTCCCTACAAACCTTTGAATCTTATCGTCTTTTGTAACTTTCCTACCATATACTTCAGTAGCAAATTCACTATAGACATCACGACCTTCACGGAATGCTTGCACAAGATCATCTTGTCCTGCGATGTACGCAACCATACGGGCTTCTATCTGTGACGAGTCACAAGCAATCAAGCTATGACCTTTAGGCACAGTGATAGCTTTACGGATAGCACCATTTCTAGGTAGGTTCTGTAAGTTTAGTTTATCACCACCACTAAACCTACCTGTATGTGCGCCATAGTAGTTGAGCATTATAGGTAACGCTCCCCTGTCTGCTACCTTCATAAGGTTCTCGGTTCTAGTCTCTTCGATGGTAGACTTTGTACCAAGTCTTGCCGCCACTAAAGATTGCACCTTTGGGTTAGGGTGTTCTAATAAAGCAGTAAACTCTTTATCTGTCTTTGCAAACGCATAGGTTTCTTTACCAGTGCGTAGGCTAGTCTTCATCGGTGGTTCTACACCAACAGTTTCTAGTATCTTTGCAAAGATTTGATTAGACATCAGAGCCTTTTTAACTTTCTCCTCACTCAAACCTTTAAGTGCTAGTGATTCGATCAGTTGTCGTTTGCTATCTCTAACCTTTTGAAGATGGTCAGCTAGAACTCCCTTATCTAATATAATAGTAGGTTCAGTATACATACGGATTGTTTGGTCTATAATCATAAGTTCAGATACAGGTACTTTACTTCTTAACTTTTGATACAGTTTGTATGTCAAGTTTATATCCTGCAAACAATAGTCAGCATACCTGTCAAGTTCTTGTGGTGAGAAGTCATTGCGTTTCTTACCAAGACCTTGTATAATCTCATCCCCTTTTTGACCAAGGTTATAGAAGTTTGCTAGAGCCTTGAGAGAACCTCCCACATTTGCATGATGAAATGGTCTAGCCATAGACAAAGTATCAAACCAAAACTTAGGCTTAATACCATACAACCAAGATAGAATAGCACCATCGAACACAGTATTGTGTGCAAGGATAGCATCTTCCGAATAGTCTAGTGAGTTCAAAAACCTACCGACATCCCCCCCACTATACCAGTCGGGTGGGTTGTCATCTACCTTTATACCTACACCAATAACCTCAAACCTTGGGTCTCTGATGTAAGCTTCAGTTGTCATTTTGGATAGGGAATACTCACGACTATAGTATGTTTCAAAGTCAATCGTGATTACTCTCATCTAACCCTCCTAGTAAACCTAGGTTCTTTAACCTCATTGATTGTGGGAACTTGTTCTCCTGCCAATGCACCATAGCCACATGTGTCTACATAGTTATCTACATTGGTAGGGTTCTCAGTAGTCCTAGCAATCTTGTACAATACCATCATCATAGGTACTTCATGGGGGAAGATATCCACCCCCAAGTATGTACTCCACAAATCTGCTACCATCTCAAAGTTTTTACTAGCATCACCATGTTCTACTTCTCTATCTGATGATGTTAGTTTGTCTGCTAACTGTAGTATGTTACTACGTTTATACTTAGCATTCTTTCTGCTCATCGTTACCTCCGTGTAAAGTGAATAATTCCACACCTTTACCACATTGTAAAGAGTGTTCATTAGAAATGTTTACAGCTTGACTTGCAGTAGCACCCATTGCCAACGCACCAAGTGCTATCTCCTTCCCATCTCCGAACGCAGAGTATGGTGCTGTGTTTGGTATCAACATCTTGTACGATAATTCATACAGTCCGTCTTTCTTCACAACGATTAGCTTTGCTTGGCTAGGTGGTACATCGGGTTTGATATCGGGCATACCTTGTTGATACCATTCCGATAGTTGTCTGATGTAGTGTGCTAGTCCAACACCTGTAATGATTACTACTTCTTTCTCCTTGCTCATGCCATACCAAGCCTTTGATGACTCCCATTTCTGAGAGCCATCATTAGCCATTCTGTCAGTAGCAAGGGTCTTTCCATCCCATGCTATTACTGTCATAGTTTACTTACCTCCTCGATTGTTAATGTATTCTTTCCGTAAAAGGTGTACTGGTACTTCTCCTCACGCTTCTCATCATGTCCTTCTTTCTCAAAGACATTGAATCGTCTACGCAATTCGACCGACATGTCTGTCAGTATCTTGTGAACACCATCAAATACTTCCTTGCTTGTAGGCTTGGACTGTTGATAGTACCCACTTGATGGTGTAGCACAGAACCCCAACAACAATTCTTTTGGGAACTCGTTGTCTCGTATTGATTGCTCAAGCAAGTCAAGCCAAGGTTTACTAGACCAATCGGGTTGCTTCCAATGGTATCTACTCTGCCCTTGTCTCTCTGCCCATATCTTCTCAATCAATGGGTCAAAGGCACGAACCTTTGCCCTTGCCTTGATACCACGCTTGAACTTGGCTAGTGCCTGTCGCCATACCTTACGCTCGTCAGCTTTCTCAACGAACTTGTCATCAGGTCTACGATTGAGACACTCACCAGTAATGATGTTGAACTTGAGACCTTGGAAATATGCAGGTGATTCCTTCATCATTCTGCTCTGTACACTCCATGTTGACATGTAACATTGAGACCTGAAGTCATTGCATATGGCTTCACCAACGTCATCAGATAGTAGCTTGGCTTGTTCTAGCTTGTTCTTAAACCAATTCTCTAGTTTGATAGCCATTCTCTTTGCATGATTACCTGTGTGTTGTACCCGATACAGACCTTTCTTGTGTCGTTCAAACATGAATGGTATCCAACGATACGATGATGACACAATAGATTGTGAGTGTTGCCATACCGCAGATGGTGGTGCAACAAACTCCACTACGTTGTCAGGTGTTATACGCATGAATGGTTGACTGCCGTACCCCTCAAGGTTGACGACATAAGATGTGACACCTTGTTGTACTGAGTCATGCTTGAACAGTCTGAAGCTTGCCGATATCTTACGACCTTTCTTGTGGTCACGACATCTTGCAAACTCTTTGGCAAACTGGTCATAGTTCTCTAGCCTACGACCACCATTGTTACCATCTGCATAGCTGACGTATCGTCTCTCATCTTCCATCTGTCGTTCGATGTACTCAATGAGTTCTTGTTTGTTATTTACTTCTTCCATAGTTACCTCACTTTCTTGTTAGTTTGTTGAATGTTACTTGAGCCGTCATACTGTTTAAGTCTACACCAATATCTTCTGCTGTCTTTGGCTTAGGCTTCTCAGTAATTTTCTTGTGACGTTCCTTGGCATCATCGGGTAGTAAATCCCACAATGGTTGCCATGCTTTCAATGCAGGTGCTAGTGTTGTATAGGTAGTCACAATCCGTTTGACCCCTGCTATAAACTCATCTTTCTTAGCTTCTGCATTGAAGATACCTTGGGTATACTTCTTGAATGGTTCATGTAACCATTCGAACTTCTCATTGTGGAAATCAATCTCATTCCTTGAGTAGTCCATGTAGTACCCACTATCTCCTGCCTTCTGCCACACATCCTTCGGTGGGAAAGGCAATGGACTTGGTAGCTGTAGCTGTAAGTTTACTCGCTTCCATGTCTCCACCTTGGTATGTGCTGTCTGCCATACATCTTCGGGTGCATCCTTGAACCCTGAAAGTGGTAGGCTTTCAATCTTACCAAAGAATCCATTGGGCAAAGCATTCATCTTTGCTTGGATATCTGCTGAGAACAAACTGTCATACAGTTTCTTACCCCAGTCTTTTGGGTAGTTCTCTCTTGCTTTTTTGAGACTGTCATCAAACATTCTCTCTGCATTACGAACAATATCGTCTTGCAGTTGTTGGCTAAATCTTACTGTTGCCATGTGCTTTCTCCTTTGTTCCATTGTTTAATTAAACTACGAGCATGTTCTTCTCCCATAGTACCTAGTTCCTTGCGTATCTTTTCGAACGCTTGTTCGTTGGTCATGCCATAATCGTCTAGGCATGTGACCAACAATGTTTCTGCTTTCATCAGCAGTTTCTTAACTTCTCCCATTGTTACCTCCTTGTGGATAAGCTATTTCTTTATCGGGTATTTCGATGTACCCTCTTGTTACTTTATGCTTGAAGTAGAGATACCCATTGGCTCTGTGCATAAACATATAGCCGTTGAGTATCTCCTTACTTGCGTATTCAAACACCTCATCTATGTCGTGTTCAGTTACGAGTTGCCTAGTCATTGACACCCTCCATGTAGACAATCTCACCCCAAGGTGCATCGCCTTTCATGTTGGATACCCATAGAACTGGATACGCAGGTTCATCACCAAAGTCATCACAACACAAATCTGTGAGTACGACACAAGCAACAGGATCAATGTCATGGTCTTGCATGTATCTGAAGATAGGACTGAACGCAGTACCTCCACCACCATGTGGTTTGATTACTGGCTCATCATCTTCAAAGCAATCGTAGTGACAGACAACAGAGTCAAAGTAGATGACATGTATCTTCTTAGGCGATAAGTCTTGGTAGACTTTGATAATCTCACTCGCAAACTGATTGAGTTCATCCTCACCAATCGAACCCGATGTGTCGATAGCAAAGCATAGTTCACCTAGTGCTTCACCCGATACGCTCGGTAGATACAGACCTTGTGACAAGAACCTTCTGTTTGGTCTTGCCCAAGTTCTCGTGTCAGTACGTTGCTTGATAAGAAACCTCTGCATGACATCTTTCCAATTCACTCGTGGCTTCATCAAGTCACCAACGAATCGTTCAAGTCCTGCCGATAGTTTACCCATCATCTTCGCAGACTGTGCCGCTTGAGCAACCTTGACTTTCCACTCTGCTTTCTTCTGCTCAATCTCAGCAGGGGATGAACCCTCTCCTGCATCTTCAATGTCATCGTATGGTTTCATTCCGTCACCATACCCACCATCACCATCTTCGGGTATAGGTGGCAACAAGTTGTAGACACCATCGGTAGTACCACCACCTCGCTTGAGCAAGTCTCTGTCCATGACACCACCTTCGATGAACTTACCAATGCCCTCGTCTTCGAGCATTGGGTTGATGACGGCATCACCTGCATAGTTCCAACGCTTTGGGTCACGATCATTCAAACGAAAGATGTGTTCAAACATTGGATGACAAACTTCGTGAGCAACGAGGAACAACAGTTCATCGTCTTTCAATGGCTCACAAAACTTAGGGTTAAACAACACACGGCTACCATTGGTAGCCGCTGTTGGAACATCCTCTGATAATTCAAAGGGCATGTTCATTGCCAAGTTACCAAAGAACGGATGCTCAAGTATGAGTGCCGTCTTTGCCTTGGCGATTCTTCTTTCTAAGTCCATTAGTTACCTCCCATAAATGCACCCATCTTGTCCATAATAGCCTTCGCTTCCTCAGCCTTAGTACGTCTGAGGTCGGGGTCATTACGCAAACTTTCTGGGTGGTTGTTAGCCAAACTCCCCTCAACTTGTTGTCGCATGGCTTCCAAGTTTGGGTCGTCAGCAAAGTTCAACCGACTCAATATCGAACAGACTTCCTTAGTATTCTCTACCAAGGTATCTCTGAACACAGACTTTGGGTCGGCAAGTTTCTCAGCCATGTGTTTCACTCGGTCATACAATCTTTGCCAAGCTTCTTTCATAGCTTGTTGAGCCGCATCTTGTACTCTCGACTCAACGTCTTGCTGTATTCTCTCCAGTTCTTCATTACCGATACTCACACGGAAGTCATTGGATGGTACTGGAAACACAGCCATGTCCATCTTGAACTTACGTTGGATATCATGCAGAGCAGGATAGTCAGCCTTGTTGTACAAACTACCAAGGAATCTCTGTGCATCTGCATGCAGTCTTGGATACTCTTGGTAGAATGTATCAACAAGTTGTTGCCAGTCAGACTTCTCTTTCCTAAACTCTGTCATAAAGTTTAGGTAGTTAGCTGATGGCAACATCATCGTACCTTCGATACCCCAAGGTAAGGTGTTCGTATAGAACTTCTTACGGATTAGGGTAGACTTCTTATGAATGTTAGTCAGAGCATCGTCCATTGGTAGCAACGATTTGTTGTACCTACCTGCTGTCAATGCACTGGCATTCTGTAAGGCAACCTGTTCGGTTGCCTTCTTGTCATACTTTCTTGCTGTCCATTGAGAAATATTCAACTGGACAAGCAATGCTTTATCGCTCAACTTCATAGTTACCTCCTTAGAATAGAACGTCTTGATGGTTAATCGCCCACTTCGTGAACGCTTCATGTGATGCAAGGTCGGGGTTCTTACGACTTGCATACGATACACACAACACCGAGAACTCAGGTGACATACGTTCAGCGAACTTCACGATGTTTCCAAAGTTTTCTGTGGTTGCTCTCTCACCCAATGCACCAGTAAGTGCATAGCAAGTAGCAGGGTCATCGGGTACAGCCACAGACATTGGTGACTGAATGATTGTATCGGGGTTAGGTAGCTTCCTCTCAATCTTCAAGAAGCCAGTAAACTCTGCGGCACAACCTTCGCCAACAGCACCCTTGAATGTTTCAAACTCTGCTTCGGGTGGTACAATACCAATCATGTCAGACACACCTTCAACCCAAGCACGAGGTGATGGGTTCACATCTCGCTGTGGATCAAAGTCATGCAACAGACCAGTACGAAAACCGATGAACGATATGACAACAGGTTGTACGTTGTTGTCGATTGCCCAACCTCGCCAGTCATCTAGGTGTGTCTCAAGTTCATACACAGTCTCACGATTACGCAAGTGAGATAGAACTCTGTTAGCACCTGCTCTGTCGGCTTGTCTGTTACCAGTGGATACTACCATCCAACCTGCCTTCATCTTCTTGCCATGCAAATCTCTAGCTTGGCAGATGTTAGCTAGTACCTTCTGCAAGTCTGCATTGGCTTGGTTTCTGTCATCGAAACACAGGATACCTTCATCAGGTATGTCAGTCCTGCCTTCGTATGGAAACCAATCGGGTAGTTTGTAGTGAAGCATGTCATCACCATTTGGATAGAGGATACCAAAGTCCTCGACCAACATGGTTGGCATATGCTTCTCGATGTACCCAACACCAAGTTCTTTGGCAACTTGTTGTACGATAGTTGTCTTACCTCCACCGGGGCTACCCTCGATACAGATAGTTCTCTTGACTGGAAACAATCTCTTGATTGTATCTTTCAATAATGTTGCTCGCATTACGCACCTTCCTTTCTGTTTTTGTTGTACTTGCGATGGTCAAAGCCATAGGATACGACTTGATTGCCGACCCTATTCTTCTTGGCGACTTGTTTGTCTGAGTAGAAGATGATGTCGCCCTTATCATCTCTTACTGGTACTCCACCTTGATGCTGTCGTAGCATGAAGAGTTTCAACGTAGCTTTAGTCATTGGTTAGTTACTCCTTCCCAAATGTGTTGTAAGGTTAGGCATGAGTTGTATTCAGTCCAAAGACTTTCATCCCATGTCTCACAACCTAACAACAGGTTGATAATTACAAAGGCAAGAAGGAAACCAACACCTGCCGTAACGACAAGTGCTAGTGTCCATTCCAATACCTTTCGTTTAGTTACAGGGTGTCCGTAAATAATCATTAGAACAACCCCCATCCAAAGTAGATGTCTAGTATAGAGACAGTAGCTGATGCCAATGCCCCCCATACAATCCACCATGTGATATCATTCATACAAACCTCCTTTGTTATTGATACCTTTCAGTTCTTTCTTGTTGGATATCACAACGTAATTAGACTTGTGCATTGGTACGACTGTAAACTTACGCTTACCTGCCATAACCTCACCACACTTCAAACACGTTCGATAACCTATGTTGTAACGAGCAGGTATAACCTCCTCACTACCACAAACATTGCATAGTTTAGTGTCTGTCATTGATACTCCTATAGATACAAAAAAAGAGAGCGTAGTGTTACCTACGCTCTCCAAAGATTGATTACTTAGTCGGCTTGAATACTTCAATTGGACTAGACTTCTTGGTAGTACCAGTTGATAGTTGTTTGTCCTCCAACATGGCTAAGTAAGGTTTACCTCCAAACCTAGGACTTGCTAACAGCACAGGAACTTCTGCTTTGCTAGCATCAGGTACAAACAAACTCATCTTGAACCCAGTCTTATCTGCGACTTGTTTCATGAACTTGTACAAAGCACCTGCATTCTCCTTGTTGAAATCCCCATTAGGGTTAGGTCGGATGTTAACCTTCTTTGTTTCCTTGTTAGTGAAAACCTCAACATTACCTTCGTATATTTTACCCATGATAATACCTCCTTTGTTTGAAAATCATTGGTATACCGACATTAGATACCGAGGATATAATACCCTCGCCCTGCCGATTTTTGAACTTTATCAAATCGATTTCGTTTTGTAAAGTTTGGGTGGGTTTTTAAAATTAGAAAACTAGGTAACTTGATACAAGTTTATACCTGTAACGTTAGGTGTTAGATAAAGTTTTTAACTAGTATAAATCCCTGTATAAACAACGGGTTGATACTTGGCTATCTAAATTATATAGGCAGTTACAAGTAATGTTATGTTACTCTCGCTATCGTTATATCCTTGGGAATATCTTGCAGACAAAGGGTATATACAAATTCTATAGATAATTTAGATAAACTAGATAGTATTTCGCTTGTGATACGACTAAATACCAGTGATATCAACGCATTATGGATGTCGTGTTGTAAACTTTTGGTATCTAAAACACAAGATGTTGTGTCAAGTTAGCAACTAGATAGCTAGATAGTGTATAAACTTGACATGAAACTGTAACCTTATACCAGTTGATACCCGTGCGATAACCCCCCGAGCTATGGGATATATATAATAACAAAAAAATAAATAAAAAAAGAAAGGGGCCGAAGCCCCAATCTCTAGTCTGGTCTGTGTCCGAGTGATATACATACATATCCAAGTATCAATCCACATACTGATCCGAACATAATGATGGTCATTGCTAGTATACTATTAGCATTTTCCATACAGTCTCCATCGCAATCACCAGCAGCGCCGCTTGCTGATATCAATGCTAGTACGATTAGTGTGTAACCGAACCATCTCATAAATGTTTTCATAACATCTCCATAGTTGTGAGGGAGCCGAAGCTCCCTCGGTTGTTGTTATTTGACACAGTGTATCTGTATCTGATTTGCATAACAGACATTCTTGTCTATTAAGTGTTTCCAAGCCCAATTCTCAGCTGCTTTGTGAGTTTTGAACCATCTGAAGTAATATGAATAATCTTCAATCCATGTTAACTTCACTGTGCGTACGTTTTCGCGTACTGTCTTCGCGCCATGTGTTCTAGGCATATTACACTCCGTTAGTTGTGAGTGGGGCCGAAGCCCCACTCGGGTTGATGTTAGACAATCCAGTCAAACTGTTCTGTCTTTGGCCTTGGAGCCTTGAACTTCTTTGGTGAAAGAAGCCTCAAAGTTGGCTTGCCGTAGTTGTCAGCCTGCAAGACTGGTTCTACTTTGCCGTCAGCAACCAACTTGGCGTCAGATTGCTTGATAGCTCGCTCCTCAGCTGGGTAATAAAACGACCAGCTGAACAATGGACGCTTCTGCTTCTTAGAAGCCTCCAAAGCTATTTTGAAAATGTCCATCGCATTTTCAGCGTTGAACGGCCCGTCCGACAATCTCTTAAGGCGGATTGTCACGTTGCCATCATCACCCTTGACAGGCTTGATACCAACATTACCTCTAAAGAGTTTACTCATGTAAACACCTCCGTAATGTGTGCATTGACTAGATGCACGGGTTATGTCAATCGGTCTGTGTTGCCGATGATTTAAAGCTATCAAAACAATACATGTTTGTCAAGTTTGAGGCTATACAAGGGTTTCAGAGCCTATATTTTTATAGTCTGTAAATGTTTCGCAAATAGTCAAAAGGGGGGGCACATGGATTTGTTGCGCGAGCCTACCCCCCATATAAGTAAACCTCTCATAACAAGACCCAAAAAATCGAAGTGTAAAGTTTACTGCTTGACATAGTTCCGGTTTACGGTATGCTCTACTTATGGATACGCTACCATTGAAACATACTAAGTGGTCTGACCGTTTAGCTTTTGATGTTGCTCTTATGTTAGAGGGCAGCGGAGAGTCTTTGGATGAAGTAATCGAAAGACATAAAATCAAAGCTGAGGATATAATCACTTACAATAAAGATCAGGTCTTTTTGAAGAAGGTCGAGTCTTACAGGAATGAAATCCGCGATAAAGGAATGACGTTCAAAGTTAAGGCCCGTGCACAGGCAGAAGAACTCCTGACAACTTCTTGGACTTTGATACATAGTCCTGATGTGTCGGCTGCAGTAAAAGCAGACCTCATCAAGTCTACTGTTAAGTGGGGCGGGCTAGAACCAAAGAATGATGTTCTGGCAGAAGGAGGATCAGGTGGAGTTAAAATTACAATTAACCTCGGAGATCAAGAACACCGAGCAACTATCATTGATGCAGAGCCAGATGACGAACCAGTTGCCATCGGAACTTCTTGAGAAGTTTAATACAGTCTACGAAGGTACAAAGGCTTGTAAGCTAACTAGTATGTTAGACCATGATACATTAGTAGCACACTTAAATAATTTAGGTGTACCTTATAAAACAAAAATTTTACGAAAACCATCCACAGTGTATTATGTATTACTTGTGGAAAACCTGTGTATAGATCACGGAAACTGTGACAGATGCGGGGACAAGCTTGTGGACATCTCGTGGTGCAAACATTGTGGAGATATGGGTTGGTTTGAAGAATGGACTACAATGCAGGGATATTGGGGTTAGATGGATATAGATTATACGCCAACTAAAACCTGTAAAGATTTTATGATGTCAGACGCAAAGATGCGTGTGCTCATGGGGCCAGTTGGTTCTGGTAAATCAGTAGCAAGTTGTTTTGAAGTTATCAGACGAGCTACAATGCAAAAGCCAAACAAACAAGGGATTCGCAAATCACGAGTAGCTATTGTTCGTGAAACTGCCAGACAGTTGCAGGATACAACTATAAAAACTTTCCATGATTGGTTTCCGCCCGGAATATGCGGAGACTATATGCGTACTACCAAAACATATTTTTTCAAAGTCGGAGATGTAGAGTGTGAGATTATGTTTCGTGCTCTCGATGATTCTGACGATGTTGCAAACTTGAACTCATTAGAATTAACGTTTGCATGGTTCAACGAGTGCAGGGATATCAACCCTGACATTGTTGATGCTATGTCAAAACGTATAGGGCGATTCCCGTCATCTAAAGATGGTGGCCCTTCTTGGTTTGGGATGTGGGGGGATACTAACCCTCCAACAATGGATACATGGTGGTATTATCAGATGGAGGGTTTAGACTCTTCAGATGGTGTAAGTCTTAATGATAACGGGTGGGATGTATTCAAACAACCTTCGGGCAGAAGCTCCTTGGCAGAAAATGTTGATAACCTGCCCGAAGGCTACTACGATACCCAAGGTAGATCAGAAGAATACATTCGTGTATACATAGATGGTGAGTATGGATTAAGTTCTGCAGGTCAGCCTGTATATAAATACTTCAAACCAGACTATCATATGGCTAATGAAAAACTACGGCCAATCATAAATGGTGTACGCCCAGTTGTAGTTGGAATAGATTTAGGCTTGACACCAGCAGCAGTTATAGGGCAACAAGACCCTCGCGGGCGAGTCCTTGTTTTGGATGAAGCTGTATCATTTGATATGGGCATACAAAGATTCGTCCGCACCATCCTGCGCCCGATGTTGACCGAAAGGTTTTCGGGCGCACCAATACTTATCGTTACAGACCCAGCAGGAGTGCAACGTGCACAGACTGACGAGAGGTCTGCCGTAGATATCATAAAAGCAGAAGGTTTTAGAGTTCTCCCAGCTAAGACCAACAATGTATCTGCACGACTATCTGCGGTAGACGACTTCCTTATGAGGCAAGTCGATGGGGACTCAGCGTTTTTAGTTGATCCTAGATGTACGCAGCTCAAGGCTGCAATGATGGGAGGATACAGATTCCATTATAAGAATGGCAATATTGATAAGAACAAACACTCACATGTAGCAGAAGCGTTGCAATATTTAATGTTGCATGTTGGCTCTGCAGGTGAAGGAGGGTTTGTTGTACAGAGAAGAGAAATAAAAAGGGTTGCGGCAGGAGGATGGACTTGATACAATCACCAAATAGTTACCTTCCTATGGTTACCTTCAAGCCCACCTGTTCTCCTTTCTGGCAGGTGGGCTTTTCTTTGAATTTAAAATACTTGCATATATACTTGTTCCTATGTATATTTAATTGTAAACTTATTGGAGGTTATTTATGAAAGGCAAATGTGGGCATAAGAAATCCATCATTTACTCAGATAATCCAAAAATGGACACGAGTGGAATGTCTAGTGTAATGACTATAGAGATGATGGAAGGTGGGCCTGTAGAAGTAAAAGATATGGGCGCAGTTGTAAAGTATAGATCAGGTGGTAAAGTTTATACAGATAAGAATGACGAAGACACCGTAGAAGACATGAAGGACATGGCATAACATGGTACTGCAAGTCGTAGGAAATGAAGAACTAGTAAAGCAAGAAGAAGCTCTTACTAAACAACAGCTAGCTGAAAGGCAGAACCAGCCTATTATATTAGGCTTGGCTGACCACCTACGAACTTGTTGGGATGCAGCAAGGCAGGCAAAGAAACCTATCGAAAACATTATGTTGAAAGCACTCCGTCAAAGAAACGGAGAGTACGAGGCAGATAAACTAGCACAGATTAACCAGCAAGGTGGGTCTGACGTTTACATGATGGTTACAGAAGTTAAATGTCGTGCAGCAGAAAGTTGGTTGCGTGATATTCTTCTTGATCAGGGTTCACCCCCGTGGGGTCTTGAGCCTACACCTATACCAGACTTGTCACCACAACAGACAGTAGAGATAGAGAATTCGTTTGCTGAGCAAGTTGTAAAACTTGTCGAGCTAAACGGGCAAGCACCAACACAAGAAGAAATGATAGAATTGAAAGAAATGGTAACACAAGATTATCGTTTCAAACTATTGCAAGGTGCAGATAACCGTGCAAAGAAAATGGATATTAAGATTCGTGATCAGTTTACACAAGGTGGTTGGGGCGAATCATTTAATGAATTTATCACCGATTTGGTTACATACCCATGTGCTTTTATCAAAGGCCCTGTGGTTCGTAGGCAAAGAAAACTTGGCTGGAAATATGAAAATGGTAGAACTACTGTAGAAGCAGATGAGATTATTGCTCCAGAGTTTGAACGTGTTGATCCATTTAGAATATATCCTGAGCCGGGTATAACTAATCTTAATGATGGTTATTTGTTTCAGCATCATCCGCTAAGTCGTTCAGAACTTGCAGACCTTATAGGTGTGCCGGGTTATGATGAGGATGCCATCAGGGAAGTTCTTGATATTGGTAATGGTACATCTTGGTTTAGTGAAGATGTAGAGCTTACTAAAGAGAACGAAGAAAGAAAGTTTCATACGTTTAACAAACCAACTACGACTTATGATGCCTTAGAGTTTTGGGGTAAAGTAAGTGGTAAGATGTTGAAAGAGTGGGGACTTACTGAAGAAGAGATACCTGATGAAGCAAAAGAGTATGATGCTAACGTTTGGGCCGTAGGTAACTACATCATTAAAGCAGTATTAAACTACGACCCGTTAGGAGAAAAACCATATGCTAAGACATCGTTTATTAAATGCCCCGGTGCGTTTTGGGGTAAAGGTATACCAGAAATTATTGAAGATTTGCAGAACATTTGTAATGCAGCTGCAAGGGCTTTGGTCAACAATATGGGGATATCTTCCGGCCCGCAAGTCGAAGTTAACCTCGAAAGAATCCCGCCCAACGAAGACATCACGCAGCTCCACCCGTGGAAAATCTGGCAAGTCACGAACGACCCGTTAGGTTCTAGTGCACCTGCTGTTAGATTTACACAACCGGATGACAACGCAAACACGTTGTTAGGTGTTTATGATAAATTTTCTAAACTAGCTGATGACCAATCAGGCATACCATCTTATGTTTACGGTGACCTAAATGTACAGGGAGCTGGTAGAACATCTTCTGGTTTGTCTATGTTGATGGGCGCAGCTGGTAAAGGTATTCGTCAAGTTGTTATGCACATAGATAACGAAATCATCAAACCTATTGTCCACAGACAGTTTGTGTACAACATGCGTTATGATGAAGATGAATCAATTAAAGGCGATGTTAACATTGTACCAAAAGGTGCAGTTAACCTTGCAGTCAAAGAGACTGTAAATGTTCGCCGTATCGAGTTTCTTAATGCAACCGCCAACGAGGTTGATATGCAAATTGTTGGTAAGGAAGGCCGTGCAGCGATTCTTCGCGAAGTGGCTAAAGGGTTGCAAATGCCTGTGGATGACATTGTTCCGTCTAGGGAAAAAGAACGATTCCAAGATAAGGTTAAGGCGCAGATGCAAGCTCAACAGCAAGCTCAGCAACCTACACCGACTCAGCCGGATGGTTCTCCCAAAGGAGGAATGGATGGCAACACAGTGAGTAACCGTGACACTGGAGGTGCTGGATGATAAATCCAAAACCAGAGGTTATTCAATCTTTAGCAACCGTGTGTCGTCAATATCCTGAAGTGCTTAATTGGCTAAAGGAATGGCGTGATCACGAGCTACAGAAGCTACCGAGTGTCTTGCAAAACACGGCGCTTGCACAGGGGCGGTGTCAAGTTTTGTCAGAAGTTACTAAACTAATAGAACAGTCCCCTGAAACGTTTTCAGCAAAGTCAAAATGACAGCTGTTAATTACGCACACCGATAGGAGCGATTATGTCAATACCAAAGCAAGTTCAGAAACAATCAGAGGAAGTACAAGAGTTGTACAAGCAGATTAAAGGAGAAACAGAAGAAGCACAGGCAACTGCCGAGGCTGCTCCTGAAGAAACTGTTAATAATGTGGCAGAACCTACAACTTCCGACAGTGTAGAAGAACAAGCACCTCAGTCTGAGCCGCAAGAGCAAACGGAGTCAGGCGACCAAGAACCGAAACAAGATGACTGGCAACAGAAATACAGATCGTTGCAAGGGATGTACAATGCCGATGTTCCTAGGCTCAATGCCGAGAACAGAGACCTTGCCGCCCGTGTGTCTCAACTAGAAGGATTGCTTAGCAATATGAATGAGCCTGCTCAACAAACACCAGTTCAGTCTGAAAAATTAATTACAGATGACGATGTTAAAGAGTACGGCGACTCCATTGCTGTTATGCGAAAAGCAGCTCGTGAGGAAGTTTCTCAAGAGATTGCACAGTTGAAACAACAACTAGGACAACTTCAAGGTGTTTTACCTCAAGTACAGCAGGTACAAGCACAACAAAAGAAGTCCGGTGAGCAAACGTTCTGGAATACTATTGCTAGCGAAGTACCGAATTGGAGTGATATCAACAACGATCCTGACTTTCAGTCATGGTTGTTAGAGATTGACCCACTAACTGGTATTAGCCGCCAAACATATTTGGAAGATGCTCAAAAAAATCTTGATGCAAATAGGGTGGTCACTTTTTTTAGAACTTGGGAAGGGGCAACTGGTAAGACAAATACTGCTCAAGTTGACCGTACAACTCAACAGTCTCAGTTACAGAAACAAGTTGCTCCGGGACGAAGCCGGAACAATGGCGTAAAAGCTTCTGGACAAAACCGAACATATACCCCGAATGATATTCAAGAATTTTATTCTGATGTCAGGAAAGGTAAATATAAGGGACGAGATGATGAGCGAGGTCGAATCGAACGTGACATTTTTGCTGCACAGCAAGAAGGTCGCATTAACGTTGCTTAATTAACAAAGAGGAGGTCATTATGGCTTTTGCAACATCATCCGGGCATCCGCAGTATACCGGGAATTTTATTCCTGAGATATGGTCGGGTAAGCTCATTGAGAATTTCTACGATGCTACGGTATTGTCAGCAATCTCAAACACTGATTACGAGGGTGAAATTAGAAATATGGGCGATACTGTCAATATTCGAACCACTCCCGAAATCACAATCCAAACCTATGTTAAGGGTCAAACTCTATCCGTAGAGAATCCTGACAAGGCTAAACTACAACTCGTAATTGATAAAGGTGAATACTTTGCCTGCGTTGAAGACGATGTTGACCAAGTGCAGACAGACATGAACTTAATGGACATGTGGTCTAAAGACGCTTCCGAGCGAATGAAGATCAAAATTGACCAAAGAGTTCTGGCTGATATCTTGACTGGTGTATCCGCAAATAACAAAGGCACAGCAGCTGGCGCTATTTCCGGTAATATTGGTCTTGGTGCAACAGGTAGCGCTGTAAGTCTAACAAAGACTAACGTTATCGAGAAAATCGTAGACATGGGCACAGTTCTTGACGAAGCTAACTGTCCTGAGCAGAATCGTTATCTTGTGATTCCTGCTAAGATGGCTGGTCTAATCAAGCAATCAGACCTTAAAGATGCGTCTATCACTGGTGACGGAAGTACACCATTGAGAAATGGTCGTCTTGGTATGATTGACAGGTTCACTGTTTACGTTTCTCACAACCTAGTCAAAGATAGCAATGGCGACTTTAGTGTTATCGGTGGTCATACAATGGGCTTCACATTTGCATCTCAGATGACAAATATGGAAACCATTCGTTCTGAAACAACTTTTGGAAACATCATTCGTGGTCTTCAAGTATACGGCTATAAAGTCGTTAAGCCTGAAGCTCTTGCGACAATGATCGTTTCAGTATAAGGGGGTAAATTATGGCTACTTATAACGATGGTAAAGGATACAAACTTGGTACTGGTGCAGCACACGTTGCTAAAGGCATCAACAAAGTTTCATCCATTAGCGTGGACTTGAACTTTGCGACTATCACTACTGAGAGGGCAGCAGCTGGTCTGACTGCACTTACAAGTGCTGATGTTCTTGAAGTAATCAGGATTCCTGCAAACACATACGTCACTAGCGTGGCTCTGAATGTGACAACTGCCGAAGGCGGAACATTGACTGTTGATGTTGGCGATGGCGATAACCCGGATGGATATCTTGACGGTGTTAACGCTAATGCTACAGCAGCATATCTAACCGTTGCAGGTACAGACGCTTATGAGTCTGGTAAGTTTTACACAGCAGCCGATACGATTGACATTGTTCTTAACAATGCTGCAGACGCAGCGGTTATGACTTTGACAGCCGTAATGGTTGACTGCTCAGAGTAATCTAAATTAGTCGGGGGGCTTCGGCCCCCCTACTTACAAAGGAGATGTTATGGGTAAAGGAATGAAACATTATTTCCGTGATGGGACTGAACACAAAGGTGGCACACACAAGATGCCTAATGGTCAGTTACACTCTGGAAAGACACATGGTAAGACTAGTAAACGTTTATTTCATTTTAAAGAATTGAGTAAAACAGCCCAAAAAAAGGCTAAGGCATAATGGCTAAAATCGACAAATCTAAAATGGCATGCAATAAACCGAAACGTCAAGTTTCTGGTGGTAAGAAGTTTGTTGTAAAAGCATGCCAAAATGGTAAAGAAAAAATTATTAGGTTTGGCGATGCGAATATGAAGATCAAAAAGAATCAACCGGGCAGGCGCAAGAATTTTCGTGCAAGGCATGGGTGTGATACACGACCACCCTCCAAAATGACTGCTCGTTATTGGTCGTGTAAGAAATGGTAATATTATGGCAGCACCAAAAGTAAAATCTAAGAAAGATGCTTGTTACTATAAAGTAAAAGCTCGCTACAAAGTTTGGCCATCAGCATATGCTTCAGGCGCGTTGGCTAAATGTAGAAAGGTTGGTGCAGCTAATTGGGGCAACAGTAAAAAGAAGAAATAGTATGGGTAATGTAAGAAAAACTGCAAAAGGTGCATCACTCCGCAAATGGTTTGCTCAGAATAAAGGTAAAGGATGGGTAGATTGTAAAACAGGTAAACCCTGTGGCCGAAGTGGTTCAAAAAAAGATAGCAAAAGGGGATACCCTGCTTGCCGCCCTACTATGGCACAATGTAAAACTGCAGCAGCAAAGACAGCAATGAGGAAGAAAACTTCATCTAGTCGTGTAAGTTGGAGGTCATAAAGAAAAATTCGAAGAAAGTTGAAAGATTTACAAGAAAAACGTAATATAAAAAATGAAAGGCGGTAAAAATGACAAGATGGTTAAGAAACATTAAAGATGGTGAAATTTATGGTTGGAATGCAATTCTAGCTGAAAATCCACTAACTGAAGAAGTTACTGAGGAAGAAGCATTTCCTGAAAAACATATACCTAAAAAACAACGTGGTCGTTCAGCAAAAGTAGATTTGAAAACTGAAAAGATTCCTGATCCGAAAGGTGAAACTCCTCCTGAGTTGGCTGAAGAAGCTAGTAAAGGTTTAGAGCGAGCTAGAAATGATCAAGGACATTATATTGCAGATGACCCAAATACACCAGAAAACGAAGCATGGGTTGAAAAGAAGTGATATTAAACGATGTAATAACAGAAGCGAGACGAATACTACAAGATACTGTATCTCCACAAAGATATAGTGATACTGTAATGTTAGGTTTTGCAAACCAAGCGTTAAAACGTATTGCTGTTTTGCGACCTGATCTGTTTGCTATTATTGCAGATATACCTACTACACAGAACGAAGTGGTACAGTCAATGCCTGCTGATTCAATTCGTTTATTAGAAATTTATTCTGTAAAAGGTGGTGATGGAGTTATTGAAACTAATAGAGAAATACTAGACCAATCTCTGCCTACTTGGATGAATACTACAGCTGGCCCTGCTATTAACTTTATGCGTCATGTTAGAAATGCAAACAAATTTTTTATATATCCAAAAGCTCCTGCTAACCAAACATTGATAGGTGAGTATGCACAGACTCCTCCTGTTTATGCTGGAGATGCAACTGTAGCTTTACTACCTGATGCTTATTTTCCTGTTGTTATAGATGCAACTGTGTTTTTAGCTGAGTCAGTAGATAATGAGCATGTTAATTCTAATAGAGCACAATTATTCCAAACTTCGTTTACCCAAGCTCTAGGGGTGGCTGCACAAAGCAGAGCTATTACTGATACAGAACGAGGCGGATTAGATGAGGAGGATGTTGCATAATGCCTACATATACAACTAGAACCTTCCTCGACATTGTTAATCGGCTTTCTCCTAGTGTGCCCGGATGTCCTACTCCTGTTATAGAGCAGTATGTTCGTGATGCTGCTATTGAAGCATGTGAACGTACTTTAGCTTGGCGTTACGAGCAACCTAAAATAAGATTAGTACCCGGTGCACATGACTATGCGTATGAGACACCCGATGATGCCGAGGTTCATGCGTTTCTTACTGCCACAGTAAATGGAAGAGTTTTAAAACCAATTACTATTGAACAGTTGTATGATATATACCCTAAATGGCCTAACCAAGATGCTAACGAACGAGCAGAACCATGCTATGTAACACAGCTTGATCCTGACAATTTTTCTGTTGCACCTATTCCGGATAACAGTACAACATATGATGTAAGGATGATTGTTTGTCTAAAACCTTTGCGAACAGCAACTAAGATGGACAAAAAGTTTTTAGATGAATTAGAGAATGTTATAATGCACGGAGCGTTACAACATCTCTTGGTGCTGCCTGATAGAACATTTAGTGATAGGGAGTTAGCTTCTTATCACGCTAAGCAGTTTGCATTTAAGTTATCTGAGCGTAGAGCTAGAACCAACTTAGGTGCTGCAAAAGCATCTATGCGGGTGCAAGCACAGAAATTTGCGTGAGGTGATTTATGGCTGAGGTTATTAGATTAGTAAAAGGAGACGAGCTTCCGAACATTATAGTTACTCTTACAGATGACGTTGCTAACGCACCATTTAATGTATCTGCTGCTTCTACTGTAGTAAAAGTAAAGTTTAAAGCTGTAGGTGGTACAACTACTCTTAGCACAATTACTTGTACTAACCTTACAGATGGTACAGATGGTAAAGTACAATTTAACTTTGCTAATGGTGTTCTTGATGTAGACCCCGGTGAGTATGAAGGTGAAATAGTTGTAGACCAAAATGGTAGTCTTCAAACAGTTTATGATGTATTAAGGTTTAGAGTAAGGTCTAATTTTTAATGGCTAATGTAAAAGTATCTAGCTATGTTGCAGCTACTATTATATCCGCTACTGTATCAGTAGGTAGTGTAAGTGCTTCTTACGATTATAAAACTGAAGCAATTTCTGTAGCTGCTAGAGCTTCTTCTATTAGTTTTACAACAGAGCTTGTGCCCATGAGGGCGATGGCTCCAGAGTCTCTAAGTATAACTGACGCATCTCCTATTTTTGAAATAGATCAAGTTTCTGGTGATACTGTTACTGTATCTGAATCTCCTGTTATGGCTGTTGATTTAGTTAAAACTGATTCAGTTACTATGCAGGATGTTCCAAATAAAATTATAAATTCTAGTATAGACTTTGATTTATCTGATCCTGATGTTGACCCAGACCCTATAAATATAACTGATGCACCTGCACTAACTGTGACAACAAGTAGAGCAGACTCTATAACAATAAGTGATTCACCATCTAAACAACCAAACAAATTTCCTACAGATAGTGTAACAATGGCTCAATCTTTTGGGCCATTTAACATTGGTAAGAACCCATCTGATTCTATAACTGTTTCCGAAAGTGATGTAAAAACTTTAACTACAACTAGAACAGACTCAGCATCTATAACAGATTCTCCTGCAAAAACTATGACACCAGCAGGTAAAACTGATTCTATATCAGTGGCTGATGTGCCAGTTAAAAACATTACACCAGCAGGTAAAACTGATAGCGTTACAATGGCAGATAGTTTTGGGCCGTTTACTATAGGTGTAAACCCTACAGATACTGTAAATGCTACAGAAAGTATTGCTACGCAACTAATATTAGGTGAGTCTACTTATCTTTACCCAACTAGATTTTCTGTGTTTGATGGTGCAGAAACAGGTCAAGTTAAAGGATTTCATATAGGCAACAGTGATGTAGCATCTCGTGTCGCTGATACAAACTATTTAATGAATGGTGAGTTTAATGGGATGTTTAACAACCACTATTTAGGTGGTGAAAATAGAGATGGTATAAGATTTAATAACAGAGTATTTGAGCAGGACAGATTTAGAAGTAGAGTTACTGATTATTCTGCACAGATAGCAAATGGTGATAGTTTACTAAATAGCACAGTAATATGGGATTCTGCTACTGATGGCGCAGGAGTTAAAGAGTTTACAGGTGTTATTGGATCGTCAGGTTTAATTGGACAACCTATTGTAAACTCTGATACAATAACTTACGGTGAATTAGTAAATGCTGGACTATTAGTTAATTTTATATATACTGATACTAGTGATTCACCAACAACAGGTTCTCATGCGGTGAACGGGCATTTCTTAAATGAAACACCAATGGGAGCTGGATCACATTAAAAGGAGATGGATACATGATAAATGATTCTATAAAGGTTACGGGTGAATTAAAACTTACCCTTACACGACCTGACGGACATGTAAAACATGAGGTAATTATACCCAATCTTGTTGTTACAACAGGTAAAAATTACATAGCGTCACGGATGAAAGATGCAAGCGCTACGGCTATGAGCCACATGGCTATCGGAACTGGTAGTACAGCAGCGGCTGCAGGGGATACAGCTTTAGGTAGTGAAGCAGGTAGAGTAGCTCTTACTTCTACAACTGTTTCTACTAGTAATGTAGCTTATGTTGCTACGTTCCCAGCGGGGACAGGCACAGGAGCAATTACAGAAGCTGGAATATTAAACGCAAGTTCAAGCGGTACACTATTATGCAGGACTGTTTTCAACGTTATTAACAAAGCAGCAGCTGATACACTAGGTATTACTTGGACAGTAACAGTAAGCTAAGGAGTTAGATATGAGTGTCAAGTTTGCAAATAATGCCCATTCAACCTTAGCCTCTAGTATTTCTACTAGTGCAACTAGCATTACTGTTGCTAGTGGTCAAGGCGCTCGTTTTCCATCCCTTTCGAGTGGCGAATATTTTTACGCAACCTTGATTGATACATCTAACAACCTTGAAATTGTAAAAGTTACGGCTAGAAGTACAGATGTTCTTACTGCTACTAGAGCACAAGAAAGTACAACAGCTAGAGCTTTTTCTAGTGGTGATCGAATAGAACTTCGTGTTACAGCACAAGGTCTTATAGACGCTACTACTATTCAAGCTGATCAAATTGTAAATTCTATGATTGCTACTGATGCTGTTAACTCAGACTCTATTCTAGCTAATGCAATTACAGCTTCCGAGTTAAATATTACTGGTAATGGTACAGCAGGTCAGGTTTTAGTGACAGACGGCGATGGGTCATTTAGTTATGGTACAGGCGGCGGATTAATTAGAACTGAACAAACACATAAAACAAATGTGCATCAACGAACAAGCAGTAGTTTTGGTGACATTCCTGATTTAACTTTATCATTTGCCCCAGCGAGTGCATCTAACAAAGTATTATTGATGCTTTCAGGTATGGCTGAAATGTCATCAGGTAATGATGGTTATTACACATTTGCTAGAGATGGAACCAATTTAGGAAATAGTAATGGCTTTAGTAATAAACAGGGTGAAAGTATTAGACATACATTGCATTTCTCTTTTCTTGACCAGCCAAACACAACTAGCACTGTATCATATACAGTACAACATAGAGTTAATGGAGGAACATCCTCTTTTAATAATGGTACTGTTAAGGCAAATTTTATAGCGTTGGAGGTAGCAGTATAATGGCAAAACACGATGGTAAAAATCTTAAAACAAATATTCTTGCAGCTATTACGGCAATAGACCCTACAAGAGAATGCAGTCAAACGGTAGCGGAAGATGGCACTGAAAAATTTTCAGATGTTGTTTTTGAAAATGGTAACCCAAACAAGATAACAAGCGCACAAGTAGAAGATAAAAGAAAAGAATTGATTGCAGCAGAGGATAAAAAGAAATCGGATAAAGTATCTGCATATCGAAAGATGGGTATGACGGATGATGAAATTAATGCTCTTGACCCAACACTACTTCAAGAATAGGAGTCTAGCATGGGAGTTAAAGTAACAAATAACGGGTTCGGAACTCTTTCAGCAGGAATTAATAGTACTGCTACTACAGTTACTGTTGACTCCGGACAAGGTGCTCGATTTCCAACTTTAGGTAGTGGTGATTTTTTCTTTGCTACTCTTATTGATACATCCAACAACCTTGAAATTATAAAAGTTACAGCTCGTTCTACTGATTCTATGACAGTTCTACGAGCACAAGATAATACTACAGCTCGTTCTTTTTCTATTGGTGATAGAATAGAACTTAGACCTACCGCTGCATTATTTGAGAATGCACACTTAGACAATACTCCTACATCCACGGGGTCTTTTGGTCTACCAAAAGGCACTACAGCACAACGACCTACAGCAAGTGCTACCGAAGGGCATATTAGGTATAACACAGATAATAATCTTGTTTATTACTCTGATGGTACAAGCTGGTTAAAAATTTCAGCTACACCAGTGGTACTTAGTAGCGTCTCAGGAGATATAATTAATGGTATTGCAACTAATTTAACACTAGCAGGAACAGGTTTTTTATCGACAGGTTTAGTTGTATCTTTTACTCCTAGTGGAGGCTCTGCTTCAACTGTAACAGTTACGCCTACTTCTGATACGGCTGCTACTGTAGCAGTCCCATCAGCTATTTATGGGCAGTCGGCAAGTACAGTTATTTCTATTTTTGTTACTAATAATGATAGTATGGTATCTACTAGCACTAATAAAACTGTAGTAGCAGCACCATCAGGAGGAACAGTAACCACCTCTGGAGGCGAGAGAATACATGTATTTAATACGTCTGGCACATTTGTTAACACTGTAGCTTTAACTAATGTTGCGTATTTAATTGTTGCTGGTGGCGGTGGCGGAGGTGTTGCAAACGGCGGCGGTGGCGGCGGAGGAGCTGGAGGATATAGAAACTCTTTTGGTTCTGAAACTTCTGGCCGTAACTCATCTACTGAGTCTAAAGTGTCATCATTAGCTGCAGGCAGTTACACAATAACAGTTGGCGGCGGAGGCGCTGGTAACGTACATGGCGGTGGTAGTGGTAGTGTAGGGGTTCAAGGTTCTAACTCTAGTTTTAATTCTATTGTTTCCATCGGCGGTGGGTTCGGTGCTGGTGATGATAGTAGAGTTGGCGGAGGCGGCGGCTCTGGTGGCGGTAATGCTCGTACTACTCAAAGCAGCGTTGGTGCTGGAACAAGTGGGCAAGGATTTGACGGCGGAAATGCTGGCTCAAACGCTGGTGGCGGAGGCGGTGGAGCTGGAGCAGCAGGAACAAATGGAACAGGAGGTACAATTGGGGGTAATGGTGGCAACGGTTTATCATCATCAATAACAGGTTCAGCAGTCACACGAGCAGGAGGCGGCGGTGGCGGTGCAGAAAGTCCAAATAACAACAACGGTGGTGTAGGTGGTACTGGCGGAGGCGGTAAAGGCGGTCAAGCAGGTTCTGTAGGATCAACACCAACAACAGGCGACCCAAATTCGGGTGGCGGCGGTGGAGCATCAGGTGACTATAATACTGGTGGAAGCCATAATGGCCAAAATGGTGGGTCTGGAGTTGTTATAATAAGGTACGCACTATAGGGGGATATTATGGCTCATTATGCAAAAGTATTAGATGGAAAAGTATTAAAAGTCATAGTGGCTGAAAAAGAATTTTTTGATAATTTTATTGATGATTCCCCCGGGCAATGGGTACAAACATCCTATAATACTCGAGGTGGCAAACATCTAAAAGGTGGTACACCACTAAGGAAAAATTATGCAGGAACGAATCATAATTATGATGGAGTAGGGTTTTATGAACCACAACCTTACCCTTCATGGACTTTAAATAAAGATACATATTTTTGGGAACCACCATCTCCTCACCCAAATGACGGGAAAAAATATACTTGGGATGAATCAGCAGGAGGGTGGCAAGAAGTTGATGAGTAAAGAAATAAGAAGAACACCTCTTGTTATGATGCCTGATGGTAGGTTTTTACGGGGTGACGAGTTTGTAGCAGAAGGAGTGGTCGTTGACGAACCACCTCTCTACGAAAAACCGCCAGTGGTTGAAGACCAAACAGCTGCGGTGAAAGGTGAAAATGAGTAAGAAACGTATGACGACAGCAGAAATTAATACTGAGTTACTACAGCATGAAGCTGTATGTGCTGAAAGGTATGAAATGATTCTGTTTAGAATTAACAGATTAGAGCGTGTGTTACTAGGATCAGCAGGTGCTATCATAGTAATTTTACTTTCTATAATTGTAACATTAACAACATAAGGAGGTGATCAAATGCCGGGCAATATGACTTACAAAATGAAGAAAAAGAAAAAAGATATGTATGGCTATGGTGGCGAAGTGGGCATGAAGAAGAAAAAGAAAATCATGTATAAGACTGGTGAAGAAGTACCAGAACTTACTAAAGCCCAAATGTCATTACCAAAAAATCTAAGGGATCAGATTATCCGATCAAAGAAAAAGAATATGGATAAGAAGAAAGGTTAGGTATGTCCTGTGTTAGAATATGTAGCAGCAGCAAACGCGGCATACGCCGTAATCCGCAAAGCAGTCGAAAATGGTCGCGAACTAACTTCTGTTGGTAAACAGATTGCGGCTTTTACACATGCTACAGATGATCTATCCAAACATGCACATAAGAAAAAGAACAGTATATGGTCAAACTTTACTGGTAAAGATGAAAGTGATTTAGAAGAATTTATGGCTCTGGAGGAGCTAAAACAAAAAGAAAATGAGTTAAAACAAATGATGATATATCTAGGCAGACCCGGTTTACATAGTGATTATGTAAGGTTTTGCGTAGAAGCTAGAAAGAAAAGACAGGAGGCAGCAAAAGAAAAAGAAAGAAGATGGGCTGCATTTATAGAAGGTCTTCAAACATGGTTCTTAGTAAGCTTGTTCATTTTGATAGGATTAGGAATTTTAGTAGGTGGTGTTTGGATGCTAAGGTATAAAGGAATTATTTGATGCCAAAGAAACTACAAAAACAATCTATATATGCTGAGTATGACCAAGACGGCGATGGTATCATTACTGATAAAGAACTTGGTAGTATTAAACAAATAAAACAAACAGAAGATGCTTCACGAAAAAACCTAGCTCAACTTCGGATGGCTAGGTTTTCTTTAATTGCAATGGGTATATTTACTGTTGCTATGTTTTTTATTCCAATAGAAAGAGTAAATGCTTTAGCTGATATTAGTAATTTGTTTTATATTACAGGTGGTGGTATAGTTGCAACATATATGGGGACTACTGCTTGGACACAACGTAGTGCGAATGGAAAATGATAACAGTGTTTGCTTTATACATATATACCGGAACTGCTTTACAACCACCAATAACATATTGGTATGATGTAAATAGATGTAGGTATTTTGCTAGTAAGATTATGAATCAACCACCTGTACCGGGTGAGAAGAAACAAAAGATTACAGCTGTATGTAAACTGCAAAAAGTAAGAAATGGTACTGAAATATACCATTGAAAGGAGAGTATATGCTACAAGCATTAATAGGGCCAGTAACTGGGTTACTTGATAAGTTCATAGAGGACAAAGATCAAAAAGCAAAGTTGGCTCACGAAATAGCTACCATGTCTGAAAAACATGCACAAGCTATTGCATTGGCTCAAATCGAAGTAAATAAAGCTGAGGCAGCAAGTGGGTCAATATTCAAGGGCGGCTGGCGTCCAGCTGTTGGGTGGGTCTGCGCGATTGCTTTTGCCTATCATTTTATCGTAAAAGATTTAGTTGTATTTGTATGTGCAGCATCTGGTGTAGAGCTACCAGATTTGCCGGAATTTGATATGGGTACACTTTTAACCGTTCTCGGCGGCATGCTCGGAATCGGATCACTCAGAACATATGAAAAGCAGAAAGGATTAACTAAGTAACTATATGAAAAATAATAAGTGGCTAGTTCCTTTTTTAGGTACTGTTTTACTAGGTTTATCGACATGGGTCTTAGTCACTGTAGTAGAGTTGCAAGCACTGGTGAGTATGATGCAAAACGAATTATTAAATCTTGATAAAGTTATAGGTAGGATTTATGCACACATGGATAGGTTAGCTAAATGAGAGAAAATTTTGATAAATCATTACAACTAATGTTGAAACACGAAGGAGGTTTCGTAAATCACGAACGTGATCCGGGGGGTATGACAAACCTTGGAGTTACTAAAAAAGTTTATGAAGATTGGTTAGGATACGAAGTTAACAAACAAGATATGATGAAGCTTACACCAGAAGATGTTGCTCCAATATATCTTAATAACTACTGGATAAAAGCAGGATGCGATGAATTACCTTCCGGTTTGGACTATGTTACGTTTGATTGGGCTGTTAATAGTGGAGTTAGTAGAAGTTCTAAAGGTATACAAAAATGTTGTGGCGCTGAGCCGGACGGTGTGATAGGGCCAAAGACACTGAAACTTGTTGCAGGACAAGATACAAAATTTATGATAGAAAAGTTTAAAGAAATAAGGCAAACTTTCTATGAGGGTCTAAATCACTTTGACACATTTGGCAAAGGTTGGACTAGAAGGAATGACGAAGCAACAGAAGTTGCATTAAAAATGGTTGAGGAATAATGGGATCAGTAAAGCTAACAAAGTTTTTAGGCGAAGCTCCAAAAGTATCTTCAGAGTTACTTCCTGATGGAGCTGCCCAAAATGCTTTCAATGTTAAACTGTATTCTGGTGATCTTATACCTTATAGGACTCCGAAGCTTGTTGAGAATGTCGGGCGAACGGGCACAATTCAAACACTATATAAGCTTACTAATCCTACTAACGGTAACAATGTATTCCTTACATACCTCAATGATGTAGATATTGCTACTGCGTCTGCACCTTGGACAACTACCTCTAACACAGAAGATACTGAACAAAGATTTTACTATACAGGTGATGGTACACCTAAAGTATCTAATTATGATTTAGCTACTGACGGAAGCGCACCATATCCGGTAACTAATGGTTATTATGATCTTGGCTTGCCACTACCTGAAACAACTCCAACAGCTACTGCTGTAACATTTAATGTTGTAAGCTCGACACACTATGAAAGAGATAGTGGTAATACTGCAACATTTTACGGGGGATCATCTCACAACTTACGCTCAGGTAATGTTGTGTCAGTTAGAGATTTTGGTACGTCAGACGAAGCTAAAGGTTTTAATGCTACTAACGTAGAGGTTACAGTTATAAATGCTACCGACTTTACATACTTTAGCCCCGGTGATCAGGTATCTAAAACTGCAAACACAACAGGTCGTTCTGAACTTGCAGGTAATACACAGATTAGAACATATGTTTATACATGGGTTACACCTTGGGATGAAGAAGCTATACCATCTCTACCATCAAACGAGGTATATATAAAAGAAGGTCAAACTGTAAATGTAACTAACTTACCTACTGCAAAACCTTCTGTGCCTGCACAAAATTTTATACGGGGTATACGGCTATACCGAACTGTTGTTTCTTCAGCAGCAACAGAATATTTTTTATTGTCTACTTTATGGTTTCCAACAACTACTACCAAAGTAAAACGAGCTGGTAGTGTAGTTACACTAACTTTAGCAGAGCCACATAATTTTATTGTAGATGATAGATTTAAGTTGTCTGGTATGACTACAGATAGTGGCAGTATGAATGGTGAGTTTTCCGTAGCTTCTATTGTTGATAAATATTCATTTACGTTTTCTGATAGCGGTAATGCTATATCTGAAACTGCCGATACCAACGGTACTGTGTTCCATGATGTTTCTGAAAATTTAGATTTATCTCCACGTTATTGGGGTGATGGAGGTAGTTTTACTTTTGTAGATGATTTTCTTATATCCGGTTTATCTAGGATATTAGATTCTGAAGATAATGACCCACCACCTTCCGGTATGAAAGGGATTCGTGCAGCACACAATAATATTCTCGTTGGGTTTTTTGATAATCAGTTATGTTTTTCTTTTCCTGATAAACCTCATGCTTGGCCTGAACGTTTTAGATTAACGTTTGATTCTGACATTGTATCTGTAGAACCTATACAAGGTTTTATTCTTGTACTTACAAAAGAGTATCCATATCAAGTCTCAGGTAACGACCCTGCTACTATGGTGTCTGCTCGTATTGATACATTATATCCATGCCTTGCTAAAAAATCTGTTGTTAATATGGGTTATGCAGTTGTGTGGGCTACGCATGGTGGTCTTGCTAGTTATGCACCCTCACAAGGTATAGACCTTGTTACTAAACTTATTCACGATTGGGATACTTGGAATGAAGAACTCAACCCTGCTACTCTTATTGGCCACTATTACAACGGCAAGTATTTTGGTTCTCACTCTAGTGAATCATTTATCTTTGAACGAGATGATAAAGTAGGCGGATTTTTTGTAAGTATAAACTATACATTTACTGCTGCCTGTACTGATTATGAAACAGGAATTATGTATTACATTGGTGATAACCAAGGTAATCTTTTTGAGTGGGATAATAAACAACAAGTTCTTTCTCCACTAGAATGGAAGTCAAAAACTATTGTAACTAAAGATTTTATGAATCTTGGTGCTGCTAGAGTTATTGCAGATTTTGAAACACCTAATGCTGAGGCTGAGAATATACAAGCTTTTAACAATACATTACCTGCTTTTAATAATGGTGTATGGTCTAAAAGTATACAGCTAGGTACATTAAATGGGCCTACAGACTATACAGATGCAGGTACAGCTGTAAATAATATTGGTACTTTAAACGCTTACCCTATAAATGCTGATGGGCAAACTAGATTTCCACTAGACTTGACAGGTGTGCTGCCAGTAACTTTTAAATTGTTCGTTGACAAACAATTGATATTTCAAGGAACAGTAAGTTCTGACGAAGTATTTAGATTGCCAAGCGGGTACAGAAGTGATACATTTGAAGTGGGGGTATCTGGTTCGTCAAGAATACGGGCGATACATATAGGTGAGACCCCATATGGATTGAGGACAGCATGAGTGTAGCAAACAGATTTACAGGTGTGCCAGCAGTGCCACAAGGGGGTTTTACAGATTATCAAACTGTACTTATTGGTGCAGTAAAAGAAAATGTAGAATTATTAACTGGACTCCGTGGTGAAGTTGACACTGTAAGTAAAGCTGTAACTCAAGGTCAAGTAACAGTAAATGAATTAGGCCAACAAAAAATGCAGCAAGTATCTGCTAAAGGTACTGGCTTTACAATTAGTGGGCAAGAAGTTGCGGCTTTGGATGACGTAACTAAGCTTATACTTGATGTACAAACATTAGCTGCTGATGTGGCTGATATGAGAGCTACCCTTAATTTTTTAATTAAACAACTGAAAGGACGGTAATTATGGTAATGAAACCTACAACTGATCCTATGATGCAAGCTCAAGCTCCTGATTTGGTAAGTCCGGCTGTGCCTGACTCTGTGTCATTGGATTTACCACCAGCAATCGAAACACTAATAACAATGCCTGCACCTCCCGTTACGACAGCAGGGTTAGGTGAAATAGCTACAGGTGTAACTCAAGGAGGCAACCCTAATTTTCCAGCTATGGATTTTAGAATGCAACCTATGATGATGCAAGAAGGCGGAATGGTTCCATCTCCACCAGCAGGACTACAACCACAAATGGCAGCAGGGCCTACAAATCCAGCTATGATGGACGGACAAATAAATCAAACAATGTCACAAAATCCAGAGATGGTAGCTAGAATACGAGCAGCTATTGAGGCAGGTATTCAATCAGGTGAACTTGATACTGCTGAGCTTAATATGATTATACAGCTTGCTAAAACAGTACAACAGAATCCAGCGATGTACCCTCAGATTAGACAGATGGCTATTCAAAGAGGGTTAATTCCAGCAGAGGAGATTCCTGAGCAATACGATGAGGGATTAATTACTGCTATTATTATGGCGGCAAAAGCTATGGAGGCTGATGTACAGATTGAAGGTGCAGAAATGATGCAACCTCAACCACCACAAATGATGAATGAAGGTGGTATACTCATTGGGCCATCACATGCTCAAGGTGGGATACCTACTAAAATAGCAGGTGTCAATAACGCTGAGATGGAAGGCGGAGAGTATGTCATTCCTAAAAATGTTGTGAAAGCAAAAGGTACAGAATTTTTTGATAAAATGCTTAAACAATATGAAGAAGGTGGTGAAACTTAATGACGTTACAAGTGGTGCAACAAGAACAGGAACAAAAACAATACAACGCTCAACTACTGTCTACTAAAGAACTATTTGATAAGTATTGGGGTGGATGTATCCCATTATTTCAAGAGTGTATTGATAGAGCTATGCACGGTGAAATGACTGTAGAAGATATATATGATCGAGGTCTTAAAGGTCAGTTATATGTTATTGCAGTCAAAAACGATGATGGTGAAGTACCTGACGTAAAATTGGCATTAGCACTAGAACTTGTTTACTACCCTCAGTTTACTGCTATGAATGTACTAGCTTTAGGCGGAAAAGATTTACGTCATAATATGAAAAGATTTTGGAAACAAGTTTGTGGTTGGGCACAGATTTGTGGAGTTACTAAAATAGAATGCTTAGTCGCACCAGCTATGGAGAAAATTTTGCAAGCACAGGGCTTTGAACGAAAGTATTCACTACTAAGACAGGATTTAACGAAGGAGGTCTAAATGCAAACTATAATTAATCCTTTAGTAGTTTCGGTAGGCCCTACTAACGAGGCTACTATTACTCCCGTTCCTATGACACATCATGGTGGCGGGGTCAAAAAAGTAATTGCTGTTGTTGCAGCAGTTGCTATTCCTATTGCCGCCCCTGCGATTGCAAGTTCTATTGCAGCATCTTCGCTTGTTAGTGCAAGTGTTGCAGCAGCTATGACTACTACAGCTGGAGCTGTTGTTAGTTCAGCGATTGTTGGTGCAGGACTTGGTGCTATTACAGCTAAAGTTACAGGTGGTGATGTAAAAGCAGGTGCTATCTCAGGACTTATTGGAGGTGGTATCGGTGGTTACTCAGCAGCTAGCAGACCGGGAATGTTTGGTAATCCAGCGGCACAAACATCGACTGCAACGGCGGGCACAGCTACTAATTTAAGTGGCGGTAATGTAGCTGGTTCAGGTGCTACTACTACACCAGATGGTCTCACGAACGTTGCTTACTCACCAGATGGTAGCGTAACAGCTTCAAATGCAAGTTTTGCTGGTAGTTCTGGCGCTAATGCTGTAGGAGATGCAGCAACTGCATTATCTAACAAAGCTGTTGAGTCTACAGGTTTTGTAGCAAGCATGAAACAAGGTTTATCTAGCGCTGGTGAACTAGCGCTGGACAGACTTACTAATCCAGAAGCGTTGGCTAATGCTGCACTTCAAGTTGGTGGTGCTGTAGCTGCAGAAGCTATTGTTGGTACACCGGGTATGACTGCTGAAGAAACTGCAGCTATTGAGCAATACAAACAAGAGTTACAGGTTCTTAAACAAAGAGATGAAGCAGCATTTAATCAAAAGCTAGATGCAGCTAAACAGTATATGGTACAAGCTGGGTACTATGATCCAAATTATTTTGCTCTACAATCAGCTAACAAAGCAGCTATTTCAGAAGCTCGTAAACTACGAGAGTTTGAGCGTAAAGCAGGTTTAACTATGGGTGGTGTATCTCAAGGTGATCGTAGACGAGCAGCGTTATCAGGTGGTGCAAACATACAATCTGCATTTGATAGAGGTTTCTTAACAGGTACTGATCTTCAAAACCGTGCTATGAGCACTGGTGTTGGGCTTATTCCTAACGCTCCTACATCTGGAGCGCAAGGTGCTTACAACTTAGCTGTATTAGCAGGTAATCAAGGTGCTGCTGAACGTGCTGATGCTCGGGCTAAGAAAGATAACATACAAAAATTCTTTGGAGCTTTTTCAGTTAACAGAGGTAAAACCAATGCAGAAAAAGAAAGAGATAAACAGTTAGCTGCAGGTCTTGATACAGGTAGCATGCCTAGTTTAGACCAAAAGAAAAACATACCCGAAAACATACCCGGCATCATAAAACCTGAAGATTTAAAGAAAAACGAACCACAGTTTCGATATACATAGGAGTTTAGTATGGTATTAGGACTCATCGGAAATGTAGTAGGAAATCTAAATCAGGATAAGTTTCTTGAGGGCGCAGAAGCTGAAAACAGACTACAAGAGTTACAACGAGCAAACTTTACTCGTGATCAAGAAAGGTTCGCTTTACAAAATCTTCAAAAGCCTCAGCTTCCTGTTGCCACAGATGTAAGTCAAGGTATGGCAGGGCTGAACGTTGATAGGTTCGGTGGTACATTTATTGATGTAAAACCGATGCCTGATGCTGATTCTGTCTATCAAGACAAAATACTTAGAGATCAAGAAAGGATGCAGCAAGGTCAGCTAGGAACTGCTCCTCCTGTTGTAGTTGATCCTAACGCAGACCCTAATCAGTTAAAACCTACTGATCCTGTTATTATAGAAGAACCCGATTTAAGTTTTCCTAAAGTTGATCCTAACCAAACCGAGTTACCTCCAGCTCCTAGAGGTAGGAATCAAACTAATCCTGAACGTTCAGCCGAAATAGTTAGACGACAGACTATTGATAATAATACTAATGCTATTTTAAAACAGTTTGGTATTAAGCGTAAAGGTGGACAAGGAACTCAAAACGTTACTAAAGACCAAGGAGATGCTTTTAAATTCTATAATAGTAAAGAGTTCAAAGATTTTATTTACCAATACCCACAATATCTAACTGATGTTTCTGAAGATCCTATCGGGTTTATGAAAAAATATAAGGGTGAAAAAGACGATAGAACTACAAGCACAGTCATTGAACAAACTTCAGAAAGAACTAAAAAATTAATCAGTGGTCGTATACAGGCTATAGATAATGATATTCTTAACAGCACTAATTCTAAAAAACTTATAGAGTTAGCAAACTCTATGGGTGTAGACCCTATTGCAGCATTGGCTATCTTTGGTATTGAGTCTGACTTTGGGCGTAATGTAAAGAAAAGCCAACGGGCAGCATTTGGTAGTATGCAAGTTACCAATGCTCAGTTTAACAATCTAAAAAAATGGTTTGCTGACCCAGCCAATAGATCACAAATAGAAGCTATATACCCTAACAATCCCGGCATGGTGGACAAAGTTATTGGTATGGTTGCTAGAATGCAAAGAGCTAAAGCTAGGTCTACTCCTGCTGGTAACGAAGGAGAGCTTGTAGCTGGTCTTGCTCAGCTTATTTATAACAAAGCTATAGGTCTGGACAAAAGTTTATGGGGTGCAGGTTATCAAGGTAATGCAAATGATGTATTAAAAAATAAAGGCCCACTAGCTGTAGATGATGGAAATATATCTAACAGTGATTATAACTCAGCTTATGTAAGTCTTTATAATTATATTGCTGGTAAGATGGGTGGGTCTGCAATGACTACCTCTACCGCTGCAGCTGCCAATCAGAACACACAAACCACAACAAGTTCTGCTGCAACAAACAATCAAGCTGCAGGCCAATCAGCTGACCAACAAATAGCAGGTCTAAATATACAAGATGTACAAATAGATACAACAGGTCAGTCAACAAACACTGGAAATCAAGGCACAGCAAGCACTGATGTTAGTTCACTTAAAGAACAAACAGCAGGAGTGGATGATGGTACTAAAGCACCACCTGAAATTAAAAAGACTGATGAAAGAGTTGAGTCTCCTGCATTTTATACAAAAGACCCTTCAAGACTTGGTTTTGATTTGCGTAATTATCTTGAAGAGCGAGAGATAGTTATTAATCAAACTAATGCTAATATAAAATATCAAAATCAATTAGCAGATTATTATAGAAGGTTTGCTCAAATTATGACAACAGGTGGTACTAATTTAGATCGTGCCAGAGAGCTTAATAATCTTGCTTTACAAGCAGAAATAGCAGCTACCGACACTCGTACTAAAGGTATGCTTGAAGCTAAGAAAGCTGAGAATAAAATTATGTACCTACAAGGTATGCAAGGACTACAAGATTTAGCTAATGGTAGCGTTAACAGAGCTGCAGCTGTGTGGTCAGAATATTCAGGTATGGATATTCGTATTAATCCACGATCTGATGGTAAATATGACATAACTTTAAATGGTGAGCCATATAAGACTATGGATTTTTCAACGCTTAGTAATACATTACAACTTGCGTTTGACCAAGGTTATAGAAAAACACAACAAGAAGCTTCTGCTACAAGAGCGTTGAAAACTTTTGAAGCTCAGCTTGAGATAACTAAAGAGAATATGAAAGCATATAATGAGAGACAGAAAGCTGTACTACAAGGCAGAATTGATATTATCAAAAAACGAGAAGAGCAGCAAGGTGATGTAAAACTAGAGTTTGATAGTAATGGTGTACCTTATAAAATTATAGGCGATCAAATTTTTATCTTAGAAACATTTATATATGAAGGCCCAAATGGTGAAGAAGCAGTTGGTTACCGAGAAATACCAGTGATACGAGGTGCAACTGCATCAGCTAATCAGTATAAGCGTGAAAAGAAGGGATAGTTATGGCCCCGAAAAAGGCAGGATTAAAAGCATTTGAGAGTTCTTACTATGATGCTACTACTGCGCCCGGAGCTGGAAACCCATTCGTAGCGCAAACAGGTTCATCAGGATTAGGACAGTTAAATGCACAACTAACTGATCAGTTAGTTCAAGAACAAGCAGAGTTTGAAAACTTAGAAACAGTCCTTGGTGGAGGATTTAATAAACCACCGGAGACTGGGCCTCGTGTATTGTTTAGTCCTTCAACTAATCAGATGTTTGTTAATGGTGCATTGTATGATGCTGATGACAAACAATCAGCATTAGATGCAGAGTCTCGTGGATTTTTAGACAGACCAAGAGCAGCACAGCCTGAAGGCGCAGACTGGCAAACTGTATCACCTGAATCTTATAAAACATTTATGAATAACATAGAAGACCCCGGCTTGGGGACTCTTATGGCTAGAAACTTTGAGATTGGTGGTAGTAATCTAAAACTACTTGCTGGTCGAGGTATGCAATTTCTTGGTGCTGAAGAAACAGGACAAAGTATAGTTGATAATGCAGTACGAGAACTCTATTACAACCAACCATTTCAAAGAGAATTTACTGAGATAGAAGTAGGTAGTAGCTCAAACGGAGCTATTGATTGGTTTGTAGCTAACTTAGCACAGCAAGGGCCAAACTTAATAGAATCTATTGCTGTTGCTTTGCTTGGTGCAGGAGCAGGTGCAGTTGCAGGTGGTGGTGCTAACCCATTTACTGCAGCAGGTGGTGCTATATATGCGTTACTAGGTAAAGAAGCAGTAAAAAAATCTGTACTAAAAGCTGCTACAAAATATACAAAAGGTCAGGCTCTTACCAAAGGTGAGAAAAAACTACTTCGTGAGTTTTCAGGTCTAACAGCTGCAGCAAAACTTAAAAACCCTAATGCTTTTTTTGTAACTTCTAGCGGCACAACTATGACTGGATCACAACTTCTCAAGAAAGAAGCTAAGAAAGGATTGTTTCAACCTGATGATACTTATTTGGCAGGCGCACTAAAAGCAAACAGATTAGGTAGAAACCAAGCTATTGCAGGTGGTGCTGCAGGTGCATCTGTAATTGGTTCTTATGGTATGGGTGTTGCCGATATCTATGGTGAAGTAAGAGATACAGGCGTAGGTGATAGAGGTACAGCAGCTTTAGGTGCTATACCATATGCAGCACTAGAAACACTTCCAGAATTTTTCTTAGCAGGTCGTATCTTTGGTCTTGGCCCTGATATTATTAAATCAGGTGGTGTAGCCAAACGTGCAGGTAAAGGATTGTTTGTAGGTGGTACGTTAGAAGGTCTAACTGAACTTGGACAAGAAGCTATTATACTTACAGGTACAGATCAACTTGGTGATGCCGAAACAACTAAACGATTAATTAATTCTTTTGCAGCTGGTTTTGCTATTGGTGGCCCACTTGGTGGTGGTGCTAACTTACTTAAACGAGGTGAACCTACTGATTTAATAAATGAAGAAAATCCACAGGCTGATCAAAAGTTATTGCCCGCCCCTCCTGAAGGGACTCCTCCTCCTCAAGGTCAAGGGCAGTTACCCCCACCTGCAGGGCCTGCTGCTTTACTTACTGGGCCTCCTAGTCAAGACCCTGCTTTCCCCGGGCCGCAGTTCGTTGCAGGTGAACAAGGGGTACAACAAGTAACACAGCAAGGTGAGTTATTCCCACAACAAGATTTAGGGCAGCAAAGCGTTCAAGCGCAAGATACTGTGCCACAAGAAGTACCAGACGTTACAACTGAGAGAACTCCTCAAGTTATTGCTGCAGAAGCTGCAGCACAACCACAGCCTACACAAGCTGAACTAGAAGCAGCTGGTCAGTTACCTTTAGCATCTACAGACCCTACAGGTTTTGGTGTTCAAGCTGCTGTTACCCCGGAAACAGAACAGACAGCCATAGGACAACAACTTCTACAAGCTGCTAATAACAGAATACGAGAACAACAAAACCAAATCGCTGAAGAACAAAGGATTAGACAAGAAGCTGAAGAAAGAGCGCAAAGACAAAGAGAGTTTGATTTAGCTGAACAGCAAAGATTAAATCAGCAAGTGGCTCAGTTAGAAAATGCTAGGGTAGAACAGATACTAAAAGAAAACGAAAGGCTTACTCAAGAAGTTGAGGAGCGTAAAGCTCGTGAACAAGCACAGATTGCTATACCACAAAGACAACCTCGACAGTTAAGTTTGCCGGGAATGGCAGTACCATATAGTGCAAGACGACAAGCACTACGAAGAGGTGCAGCTGCAGCACCTGTTGTTGCAGAGCCTACTGCTGCTGAGCTAGAGCAAGCAGGTCAGATGACATTACCATTTCCTGAGCCTCCTGCTTCTGAGATAGCTCCACTTGTAGAGCGTATGCTAGCTGATGGTATACCCATTCAAAACATACAAGAATATATAGATGACTTCCAAGCTGCTATAGACAACAACGACTTGGTAGAACAAGACAATATTATTGCGGAGATGGAAGGGGTTGTAGAAAGTTTTAACAGACCTCGTAGAAGAGCTACTGCTTTGTCTGCTCCTGCTCAAAATCTTGTTAATGAATTAACTAGAGGGCCGGGAGAAGTAATATCTCAAGTACAAGATACTGTTACCACAGAAGATGGTAGGGTTTTACCTATTACTAGAACCAGTTTTCAACAACCAGCAATACCAACACAAAGGAGGACAGATGCCGTTCAGGAGCAAAGCACAGATGAAGTGGATGTACGCCAACAAACCGAACCTAGCAGCGAAGTTCGCAGAGGAGACGCCGCAAGACGCCAAACTGCCAGAGAGAATAAGCTCCAAGAGCAACTCAGAAAAGCGACAGCTCGCCAGACAGAGAACTTTACGAAAGAAGAACAACGAGCGATTCGGGAAGCTAACCAAGAAGCTCGCCGTCAACAAGTTCAGAAATCAACCTCTTTAGAAGCTATTCTTGAAAAGCCAATGATACCTGTACAAGGTAGAACACCCCAAGAAATGTGGGATGAATTATCTTCAGGTATAGCTGTTGCTTATACAAGACTACCTAAAGAATTTAGGGATACATGGAATCAATATGTAGCAGGTGATACTGTTAATGGTGATCTGGCTGCTCTAATAAGTCAAAATGCTTATTTAGAATTAGATAGTAGAAATGAAAGAGAAGGTGGTCTTACCGATTTAGATAGGGTCGATGAATATATAGCAGCATTTGATGCCACTACTGATTTTAGTAGGCATGGCACAGCTTGGTCTTATTCTAATCAACTTGTATCTCTTGCATTTTTTGATCCGGCAGGAGGTGTAAATAAAGAAGCAAGAGCAAAAGCTATTAGATATTTGAAAGATACTACCTTTAGCCCACAACAGCAGAATGCTTTAGATACAGCATTTATTAATACTATAAATACAGGTGATCCTCAGACTGGTATTGTTCAGGGTAAAAACCAACCTTGGCTTGAGTATGCTACACGAAGAAGCTTAGAAGGTGAGATAACAGTTGCTCTCAATAATATGCCAGCGTGGTTTACTTCTCCACAAGCTGCTGTAATCAGACAAACTGTAGCTGATACACAGCAACAAGGTGAAGTGCTTGGGCAAGAAACTGCAGATACCATGATTAAATTACTCCGTAGACGACAAGCTCTCGGAGAAACTATTGACTTCTCAACTCTTAGTGAAGCTTACGATGAAGCATTGGGTAAGTCCGGTAGAAAAAAAGCAAGAGAAGTACAAAAAGAATTTAATCGTGAGAATGCCCAACAACTAGAAATTATATTGGACTCTCATCTTGAGAAGGTTGAGACTAGAGATTTACGAATGGTGTATAATCCAGTCGTAGAGATAAGGTCTGACCTTCCGGGCAAACCCGATCCTGCTACAAATAAGATGAACGTTCTTTTTGCCAATTCAAACAAAGATTATATTATGGCAAATGGATACAGACTAAGAGATTTCTTTGATAGTGCAGGCGTACTTAAAACAAAACGTTTATATAATGGTCGTATGGTTCCTGATCCTACTCCTCAGAACCAGCAAGAAACAAGACGATTGATTACTGATGCACAGAAACTTTTACAAAGAGGTAGACGTACTCAAGCAGAAAATACTAGGCTTGATAGACTTGAACCATTTGCTGAACAAGCAAGACAAGCTGATTCAAAAACTGACGAGTCAGGAAACTTTCTTAGGTTTACAGATGAAAAGCCTGTAAAACCTATGGGTCGAGGTGAAATTGACCTTGTAGTAAAACAAGTTCTCAAAAAACTAAAAGTAAAACCTACTGTTACTATTGTAGAAAATGTACGAGACCTAGCTCAAAAAAATCCAGCCTTATACAAACGAGCTGCAGATGGCAGACCTCTTGGTGATTTTGATAGTGTTCAAGCAGTTGGCTATTCTGTTGGTGATCAAGTCATAATCTTTAGTGATTATGCAAAAACCAAAGAACAGATACGACTAGTTGTAGCTCACGAAGCACTGGGTCACTTCGGTTTCCGTGCCTTTATGCCTCGTGATAGAATGAATGCTATCTTCCGTGAGATATATAGAACAGATGGACATGTAAAAGCTGCTGCTGATATTAAAATGCGTTCTAATCCTCGTATGGATATGATGGAAGCAGTAGAAGAAGTTCTTGCTGATAAAGCTGCGGCGTTTGATAGTCACCTAATATACCGTGTTAGAAACCTAGTTCAGGCTGTGTTAGATGCTATAGGTTTAGGTGATCTTATAAACTTTGGCGATACAGATATCACGCGCTACTTCCTAAGACAATCTCGTAGGAACTTAATGACAGGTGGCAGAGGTGTTGTAGGTGTGCAACAGCTAGCTCAAAACATGAAAGACCTAGAAGCAGAAAGTGTTAATGGTAGGTTTTCTATTGAGAATATAACAAGCACTCATGCTACTAACTTTATGAATTTGTATTCTTCCAATAAGAAAGCAGGATCGTTTGGTTCTTTTGATAAAATTCAAGAGTTACTTAAAAAGATACCGAAACAAAAAGGTAAAGCAGCATCTAGGGTCTTTGCTTCTGCAGCTGAAACTGTTCAGACTCTTGATAACAAAGCACAACGTAGTTCAGGACTACAGGAAATATTTAGAATATTCCAAAAGTCTGGTGGTAAAACTAGACGAGCCATGTCTGAATACGAAAGGCTTACATCATTTACACACACTCCAAATTGGTTTGGATTTGGTAAAGGGCCAACAGATCAAGAGTTAAAACTAGGAGGTGAGATGCTTGCCTATGGTGCTGTTTTCAAAGCAAGACAAGTGACACCAGCAGATATTAAACAAGCAGGTATGGAGCAAGGTGATTTACTATCAGGTAAAGGTTCAGGTACTGAAAGAGTTAATAATGATGTGCGTAAGCAACTAGAAGAACAAGGTATTGTATCTAAAGAAGAGTTTAGAAATGGTATACCTTATGTCTTAGCTGATAACACACAAGGCACAAAAGTTTTTCGAAATGATGATGGTTCTGCTTTAGATGAGCAGACGTTTGAAAATGCGTACAGAGTCTATATAGAAAACAGAAGAGCTGTAAATCAAGCTGCTATTGATAATCTTAATGCAAACATAGAAGCTGTTGCAGGACAGCGAGATCAAACACTAAAAAGATTTGCAAAGTTTAAAACAGATGAAGGATTCATTGGAGATGATGCAACCAATATAACAGCTCTTGAAAGAATCATAGAAGAATACTCTAACCTTATTACAGAAAATGCAGATGCTGAAGGTAATATTAATCCTGCGTCTGTAGAAAAAGCACAAAGATTTATACGAGCTATCAACAGAGCTTTTTGGGAAGATAAAAAAGTAGATGATTGGCAGAATAGTAGAGAAGATACTGCTGAGTTTCAAGGTGGTGCTTATTCAGATATCATAGCTAAAATACCAGACCTACGAGCATTAGGTGTTGGTAAAGATCGTTCGTTTCAAATAACCAATGCTATCTCAAACATGTTTACATTAGACTCACAAGTACAACGAGAGTTGTTCAGAGCTAAGCAAACTCTTATTACAGGGTATGTACCATTTGCTAGACGAGGTAAATGGCAAGTTCGTATGCAAGCCTACGATGAAAAAGGTAATGCAGTAAAACTACAAGAAGATTTCGCTGGATCACTACCATACTTCCAAACTGATGTAGAAGCTACAGCACAAGAGATAGCTGACGACATTAACACAAGACTATTTAGTATGGAGGGTGATCCTGAAACACAAAGAGCTGGCGACCCAATCAAATTTGATATGGTTAACGAAGATGGTAATCCAGTAAAAGTAACTCTTAGACCACAGATATCAAAAGCTAGGCAGTCACAACCACTTGCTAATAGCTTGAATCTTATGGAGTTTATGAACATTGTTAATCGTTTGAACATTGGTCTTACCATACAAGAACGAGCAAGAATTATTACTGGTCTATCACCTGTTAGTAGTAGAGCAAGATCAAGTTTGCAAAGAGCAGGTAACCCCGGCTGGGATACAGATGTTGTCAGGAGTGTTGCAGAGCATTTAGAAACACAAGCACACACAGCTGGTAAGACAGCATTCGCATGGCAACTTACTGATATTATGGCAAACGATGGTTTGTTCAGAGGTGATCCATCTAGGTTGGCAGAATTAGAAAGAGAAACTAGAAAAGGTACAGAAGCACAGCGTGAAGAGGCTATGAAAAAATATGAAGAGTATGCTTACTCATATAGTCATTCCGCTGACCAAGGAGCAGACAGAGCAAAGACTAGACTTGGTTTACTCAAAGCAGCAAGAAATGAACAGTTAACTGAAAGTGATTTCATACCCAACGAAGGTAGAGGTGAAGACTACAGACTAGAAGCAAACAAACTTATAAAGTTTTATTCTGAATCAGCTAATATTATGGATTCAACGGAAGACCTTTTATCTAGCGATGTTGGCTCAAGACTCAAACTAGCAGCTGTACTACTACAACTTGGTGGTTCTGTTGCTACTGCTATGATTAACTTAATATCTTTACCAACTCACACAATCCCATACCTAGGTACTTACAATGAAGCTAGAGGTTACGGAGGTGGCTTTGGTCTTGTTAATTCTGCAGGTGCAGTAATGCGAGCTGTATCTAGTATATGGCGAGGAGGTCTAGCTAATTACGATAATATCTATGAGGTTGCTAAAGGTAATAATAAAGATGCACGACAGGAAGAGCTTGGTATAAGCCAAGACGAGGCTGACGCATTGTTAGATGCCACAGCTTCCGGTGTGTTACAAGCTGCACAGTTCAACGCATTGGTTGGAACATCCAGAGGTGGTAGATCGAGTAACAGGTTGAATGGTTCAATCAAAGCATGGATGTCTATGTTCTCATACACAGAACAGTTAAACAGACGAGCTACGTTTCTTGCAGCATACAGACTAGAACGTGAAAGAATCCTTGCTACTAACAACCTTGGTGGTCTAGCAAATCTAAGGCAGAACCTTCCGGAAGAGGCGGCGTTCGTAGAGCAACAAGCAATGACGTTTGCTACAAAGGCAGTAAATACATCACAGGGTGAATATGCTATGTATAACAGACCCGAGATGGCTAGAGGAAACTTAGCACAATATATTTTCATGTATAAGCAGTTCCCTATTATTACTGTGCAGTTGATGAAAGGATTGCCACGAAGTGGTAGGGTATATATGTTGACGTTATTGTTCCTTATGGCAGGTCTAAAAGGACTACCATTTGCTGACGATTTGTTTGATATAATAGAAACATTGGCTCAGAAGTTTGGTATCAAGATGTCTACTGTAGAAGTAGAAGCATCTAAACTTGTTGACGCTTTCATCCCCGGCTACTCAGTGTATGCCATGAGAGGATTTCTTGATCCATTCTTTGGAGCAACATTCTCTACAAGATTAGGCTTTGGTGATTTGATCCCACTAACTGGTATGTTCAAAGCAAAGAACAATGCAGGTGAGATGTGGCAAGAAGCAAAGAACTTTGCAGGCCCAGTGTATAGTGGTATCGAAGGATTGTTTGGTACAGGCTCACAGTTCGTACGTTACGGAGCTGAGGCTGTAGGACTCAAAGACGACACAACACGTTTCACTGACATACTAAGAGACTCACCATCTGCCGCAGTACGAGGTGTATTTGATGGGTTGTCTTATATGCAGGATGGAAGAATCACACGAACAGATGGTACTGTGATAAGTAAAGATGTTGGTGGTATGACAACGTTTTGGAGAATGTTAGGTTTCTATCCATACTCAGCATCACTACAGAACGATGCTATTAGAATGGGTAGACAGCAACAAGCATATGTAAAATCTATAAAGGCACATTATGTACAAGCATATGTAAAAGCTAGACTCGACAATGACAGGGCAGAAATGCGTAGGATTCTAAACTTTGTTAAAGAACATAACAAAGATGTAGGGCCAAAGTCAGAGTTCTTCTTTAGAAACTTTGTTCAATCTGCAAACAAGTCTTTCAAGTCTGCAAACTTAAATGCAATAGAAAGATTTAGAAAATTTGCACCAAAACAATCTCGTAGTTCTATCGACCAACTCTCTGAATTGTGGGGAATCGACCTAAATTAGGGGGGTAGTAAACTACCTAGAAGGGTCGTTTCGCCTCTGTACGGGCTTCTCAGAGGCTTGTTTTTTCAGATACTCCTGTCTTTTCTGCCAAATTCGCTCTGCGCTAAACAATTTCTTGTTTATACGCTCTATGGTTTTAGGGTGTGCAAACTTATACCTTGGGGTGTCTAACCTAAGATATAGGTATCTACCATTGGGTAGTGGTATCTTCTCAAACTTCTTTATCTTTCACTACCTGTAGCTGTCCATATGCCATATCATCAGCCACCACATCTGCATTTTCAAGTAGGCTTTGGAATCTTGGATGGGTTAGATTGAAACCTATCACATATGTTTGTGCTAGTTTGATTGGTGTATCTTTACCAAGTGATGCTTTCTCTGATCGAGGTGTAGCCAACGCATTCTCTACAACAAGTTCCTGTTTGAATGATTTATAATCCGCGCCGCGTACGGACAACCATTTTCTGAAATGAGTCCTATCAATCATCATAGTACCCTTATCAAATATGTCTGATGCAGATTTTCTAAACACATCCAATCGGATTCGTATATCTCCTCTTGGTATCCTAGAGAAATCGGGTTGTGCTTTTTGTCCTACAGTGTGCATGATGGTTACAGATGTATCAGCACAATCAGCCATATACTCAGCAACAAGGTCAAAGCAATCAACTTGGTTCTCTTGTACTGTTCTACGGATAGCACCTATCTGTGCTAATACCCACTCAGTAGCTTGTGTATAATCAAACTTAATCAATCCCCACTCATTAGCTAGTTTCATACCTAGGTCTGCCAGTATGATTGATTGTTCCCAGTATCTTTCTTCACCACTAAACTTAGCTTTGTATTTCTTATGAAAGTTATCTGATGCTTCAGCTATTGCAGACTGAATACCTTCTTCACCCATCGACAACAAGTTTATAATATACTGTCTACCTACTGACCCATAATGAGCATGGATAGCTTCGTATATTTTACGACCTGCTTCAGAGCCTCGTGTAAACAAAGGCACAGATGGTACAGTAAGTTCTAGTAGACGAGCCATTTGTGCATCTGTATCCAGACCAGATGCTATCAGCTTACTTTGTAGAGACTTGTTGGTGGATACTATGACAGGTGTTGACCATGTTTTTGCATCTCTTTCTTCGGCATTGCGATTGAGTCTAGCTTTATCTCTACCCTGTGATACCCAATAACAGAAGTCACCGACCTCTTTATCGTTCATCATGGTTACTTCATCTATTGTCAGCGGTAGGTTAGCATATGTACCAAGTCGTGAGAACAAGCTGTTCTGTGTATACTTAGCCGCAAAGTGTAGCTTGTCGGGATTGCCATAGATAGACTGCGCCCAGTATTGTGCTAGTGTTTTACCACCACCAGTTGGGCCATAGAGAGATACAGTTAATCCCTTGAGTCCTGTGAAGTTGTACAGTGGTGCTGAAAATCCAACACCTAAAGTAAACATATGTGATTTCAAACCTGCTTTTTCTAACACTGACGTTAGGTTTATCCACTGTTCTTTATCACCTTTACAATTATATAAGTCTGCACCTTGCTTCTGTATGCCCGATGCAAGACTTATTGATTCTTCTGTCACTCCTTCTGCTGTACGCTTTAGAAGTGTATCGCCTAAGACAAATGCCGTGTTCTTCTCTTTCCAACCCATAGTAGAATATAAGTTAGTCATAGTACGGATTTGCCTCAACTCATCCATATATGTTCTTAACATAAGCTGAAAATACTCCGTTTGTCTTTTGTTATATAACACAATCCCTTGATCTGCTATAGCTGTAGCAAACTCACGATTGCCTTCTGTTAGATATGCCTGTCTTAGTATGAGGTCTTGCCACCCCATATGAGGTCTATTCCAGTGGTATCTAACTGTTTCATACCCTAATGATTCATCGAGTCCATAGCTGACAGGGTATATATCGAACTTACAGACATCTATATCTGTATCATCTATGGTAACTTTTATACCATCTTGTGTTCTTTTAAATGGTTTTGGTATTGGTATCTGATTAGCTTGAGCATCGGGTGCTTCTGCTGATAGTGGTGCTTCTTGGTATTGTACACCTAGTCTTGCAGGTGAACCTATCTTACCTTTATATACACATCCCCTACATCCGTTTGGTCTATCTATCTCAAACTTACCACAAGTTGTTGGGCCACTAGCTGAATCTTTCCAGTGGTTAAGTTTACTTATGGTAGCTTGGTAATC